TGGCCAGACTGACTGCCAGATCGCAAACAAGAAATGTTTTGCCCGCGCCGCTCTGCCCGCCGATGAAGCAAACCCCTTCAAAGGGTATGAGCCCTTTGACAAGAGCAGGAGGAAGCGAGACGGGTTCGTTGTCGTCAAAGAAGAAACCGTCTGCTGTAGCTGGTTTTTCCGGTGGGGGCGCTTCAAACCACTGTTCGGATGACGAGAACCTACCCTCGGAGTATTGCTCTGCAATATCGTAAAGCCATGACGCACCACGCCGGAACGGGCCTTTCATGCGGCGCCAATCCGCGTTCACAATATCCGGCTCATTGGTGCCGCCTGTCCAGCGTGCGCACCAGTCCTGATAAAGCTCAAGGGCTTCGGGCTCGTTGTCGGGAAGCGATGCTTTGACCGCATAACCGAAATCGCGGTAGGACTCGCGCGTCGGGAACAGAGCCGACGTGTTCGGCGTATTGGCCACAGCCCGCGCCACAACGGCAAGATCGCCTTTTAAGGACGACTGCTCAACCGCGTTGCCGACGCCTTCCTTGACGGGCTGGAGCGCTTCTGGGAGCATGGTTTTGAGCGAGCTCAAGAAAGCTTCAATCGCTTCCGGTTCAACGGTCTTGAGCTCGTCGAACGGAATAAGCTTCTGTGTCCAGCGATACGGCTCTTTTGTTTTCGGGTGAATACCGTAAGCAACGAACTGTTTACCGTCGGAGAGAATTTCGACACGTTCGTGCTTGCCGTTGGCGTCTGGATTGAAGTCGATGCGCTGATACGGAATTTTGCCATCGACCCGAAGAACGTAGAGGGCTTTCGGCTCTTGGCCTACCCTTATAGGAAGGGTTCCAAAAGTCTTTTCAATTTCGCCTTTGATGATGGCTGCGCAGCTTTTATCCAGCGTGTCGGCGTCGATCGCAATGAGCGAGTATTGGCCAACCGCGCCGGTCTTGATGCCGGCACCGGCGCGCATGGCGTGCCAGCGTGTTAAGTCGCGCTCATCCGATTCGTGCGGCACCCAGTCATACCCCGACCATGTGCCGTCTTGCCACATGATGCCGGGCACTTTGCCGCGCGGGTCTTCACCCTTGGCGATGCGTTTCGAGATATTTGATTTTTCGGAGATCGGGGCGCTTGGCGGAATAATCGGGACAAGTCTGTTATACCCGAACGCCCATAAGGCTTCGAATGGATTTGACGACATGAATCTACTCACATTGTAGCGCGGTTAGTAGGCGGTCTTGTGCGAATAGACTAGATGTTGTATAAACACGCGTCGTCCTTCGACTTGTTTTTGCTGATCTTTGACTTGGGCTCCGGTCGTTGCTGTGACCGGAGCCTTTCTTTATCGGACGTTCAGTCTACGATAGTTTTTAGGCGTGGCGCTAGCCCGAATATACGGCCTTGAAAATCCGACCAACTGTCGGCGTCGATAATATCGTCCAGAAAATTAAACAGGTCTTTGACGTCACCGTTATTCAGGAACGTGAAGTCCACGTCTCTAAGATCGTGCTCGGAGACGTGGGTCGTTGCAGCGTTGTAAGTCTGCTCGCCTCGAATGATCTTAATGACGACGCCGCCCGCTTTGTGGATTGCGTCCACTTCGTTCTGAAATCGTAGGTCGTCGAACACGACGTTTTGAAACCCCTTCGTTTTGGCGACTTGAAAATTCTTTATTGCGGCACGCACCCATACGTTCTCGTCGATGCAGTTCCGACCCCATTCGGTGCCGAGTGTCTGCATTGCGTGGCGCGGCGTTTTCCCGTTCAGCAAAGCGCAAGGAAGGTCTTTCTCGTCGCCGTAGACCTGTTCGTAAGTCAAGCCGAGAACCCGCAACATTTCTTTTAACGGTTTTGCAAGACTTTCCTGCCGAAAAACGTGGTTCTCCATCAGGTATTTCGAAGCCGTTGATTTGCCGCTGTGCATTTTTCCGCAAAATCCAATAAGCATTTAAGTCTCCGGTGTTATGGCCAGCTCGGCTGGCGCAGGTTCAGGCATGTTCAATTGCGTGCGCAACAGCGTGACCAACACGCGGCTGCGGCTGACTTCATTCAGCTTCGCAATAGAGTCGAGCATCTTCAGCAAGTCGGCAGGAATCCGAAACGCCGTTTGGTAGGTAGGGTTTTCACTGGGAAGTCTAGCCATGTTATCCATCTGCCGAGGTTGTTGATAATTTGTTGTATCAAGTGGTTGACAATGTGTCAAACAGAATATAGGGTTTTCTCACGGTTCAGAAAAACCGGAAAGCAGGAGAGATGCTATGACCGAAGTCACCAAAGTTTCACGCCAAGTTGCCCGAGCCGCGCTCCGTCAGCAGGAAAAGACCAGCAAGGCCAAGCCGCCGCAGTTTCGCATCGTTTACCCGAACGTCCGTAAAGAACTTCTCGGCACGGTGACACCGACTGCAACGGCGCACGTTTACAATCACAGATTTAAATTAGGGGGTTTCTGATGTTTACAGACAACCTCATTGTTGACGCGGCACTTGCGGCTATAGCGGTGAACACGTTTATCGTCAGCGTGTTTATGGTTCGCCGTGCAACGACCAACGACACCGTTAAAGTTCATAACTTAGACCCCGTAAGAGTAGGCGACACAGAATCTTCGGTTCTGATAAAACTGGGGAAGCCCTCTGACCGCACGGTTTCAACAGAAGAATCCGGCGTAAGAGAAAGCTGGACTTACAAAAACATGAATGGCCAAAGGCTTTTAGTATATTTCACGAACGGCGTTGTCGATTATACGCTATCTTGGGGTGGGTTTTGATGCCCGACATTTCAATGTGCGCTTGTGTGCTTTGCCCGTCCAGCCCGACGTGTTACCGCCACAAAGACAGCGGCACCCGCCCCAGCGAATACCGACAAGCATGGGCAGACTTTGCGCCGGAGTTCGGCGCAGACAAATGCGAAGGGTATTGGGAAGCCGAACCAAAAAGGGCAACAGATGTTAGTAAATGAAACAACACCAACTTTACGTGCAGAACCTTTACCCGGCCCTTGGACGGTAGGATTTCGCGCACTTAACGTCTTCGCGCCGTCTGAAAAAGGCGGAGTGACAAACGTATGCGATATTCGTGGCTGGGGGTATCTTACGGGAAAAGGTCACGGCGCACTCAGTTTGCCGCAAGAAGAAGCGGAAGCAATACAGTGGGCCACCGCGCGTTTGATTGCTGCGGCTCCTGAAATGTTGAAAGTTATTCAGTTCTTAATCCAAAACGACGATGCGCAAGTTTACAGCCGAGAAGCGTTTCAAGCCGCGCGTGAAATTGTTGCAAAAGCTACAGGGGCGAAGAAATGATTCTCAACGATGATAAGTCGAAAATGCGGTTCGGGAACAACCCGCACGCCGTAACACCGCAGACCAGCACTGAAGGCACACCGCTTAAATTGAAGTTGGCCATCCGCGCCAATCGCGCAAAGCGAGCGAACGTAAAGGTCAGCCTTGCACCAGTGAAAGGGCTTTCAGCATGATTACCGAAAAACAGTTCAACGATCTTAAACCCGGCGACTGTGTTCTCGTCAAAGTGAAGATTGAAGCCGTTTATCCGAAGTCTCAATCAATCAGCATCGGACATTACTCCGACGATACGACTTTCGATATGGGCGACATTCATTCGGTTTTGGGTAAGCCGATCGCCGTTGGCGATACGGTCGGTCACATTGGCGGGGCAACCGCTTACACCGTTACCCACTTGCAGAACGGGTTCGCTGTGATTGTTAAGCTAGGCGGCGTCGTTCCCGGCGCGACCGTTGCAAAGATTGAAAACTTGCGCAGGGTGTCGCCATGACCAAGAAAGCTTTTGACAAAATTGCAGCCGGATTGGCCGAGGCAATTGACGTTGTGCGCGGTGATAAAAAGCCCGCGCGTGTTTATCCAGAGGGCGCAGCCATGACACAGCCAGAAAACAAGCCGGAGCCGCAAGACGGGGAGGATTGGTGGGTTTTGCCTAAATATTTAGGCAAAATCGTCGTAGGCCGCATTACTGATGGAGAGTGTTTAACCTCTCTAGGAAATTACCGCGAAAAAGAAATTAAGCCTATTGCCCGCGTCCTGACACCGGATGAGGTCGCCGCAAAGGATGCGGAGATTGAACGGTTAACGAAATGTTTGGCGAAAGCCAATGCCAACCACGAATTTTTTGAGCGTCATTGGTATTTACAGGGCGACGAAATCACCCGCCAGCGCGAGACAATAGCGGAGTTGGTGGCGGCGGTTAATGATTATCAAGCCAATGAGGTTGCAAGGGAAAAAACATGCGGGCATCCGTGGCCCTGCGCGTGCGCATCTATAAGGTTGCACGCCGCCCTCACCAAAGCGAAGGAGGCGGGGAAATGAGCGATATTGTAAAACTTTTAAATTCAGATGCAGCAATTTTTTACGAATTTTCCTGTGACAACGGAAAATTGCTTCGAGACGCTGCCGCCGAAATCACCCGTCTCCGCGCCGAGTTGGCTGGCAAGTGGTTGCCGATTGAGACTCCCCCGCAAATAGGTGAACTCGTATTACTTTTCGAAAACGGACAAATATGGTTAGCGTGGTTCTGGGAGTTTAACCCGTCTAATGATCGCAAGGTCAACGATTTCGAAGTTTCTCGTTGGAAACCCACTCACTGGAAACCCTTACCCACCCCACCACAGCCGGAGGTGAAGTGATGCCTGACATTGTTGAAGAGCTTTTGAACGATACCAAAGCCGAATGGCGTTTAGAAAATGGAGGGAGAGTGATGGGATGAGCAATAATCCGAAATGCCGTTACTGCAATGATACTGGCTGGATATCCATACGGACGCGCGATGGGGCTTATGCTTTTGCCGGGGCTGTCCCTGACGATACCAAGGGATTTTCTGATGCCGATTGCTGGTATTGCGACAGTGGCCGTCCAATCAACATCACGGAGACTAACATGCCGAGCGTAGAACATCGTCTGAAATATTGGCGAGAGCGAGCGATTGAAGCTGAAAACAAGCTCATCAATTTTCGATTGGCCGCGAGGCCCGCGCTAAATTACCTTGAAAATACTGAAAGCGAATTCGGTATAACTCTTACGTTTACCGATAAACTTCGCGCCCTGATCGAGCGGGAGGGGCTGGAAAGGGAGGCGAAAACCGACAACACATTTTTGTCGCTTGTAAACGAAGGTTTAGTCGAAGCGGAAAAAGCCATGAAGAAATTTCCGCAGCCAAACTATGTTATCAGCAAAATCGCGGAGGAAGCCGGAGAGGTTGTTAAATCTGCAATTCACTGCGCGGAAGGACGCGAAACACCTGAAAACGTGCGGGGCGAAATGCGTCAATTAATAGCGATGCTTTACCGGCTTTGGGTTGAGGGAGACCAAGTTCACGGTCTCGCCGCTATCCGCAGCCTAGCCAGTGAGGTGCAGGGATGAGCGATCTTCGCCCTGTTCACTTCTCACTCATGAACAAAACGCGAGTGCCACACGAAATGACGGCTCTTAATGTTTCGCATGAGCATAAAGCCGCGCTTACAAAGGTCGCCCTTGATATTTTTGTCGATGCTTCAAATGTCGGCGTGGCATTTCAAAATGCAATTCTGGCCGTTTATCTGTCCGGCATTGACTGCGGGCGATCAATTGCAACGGAGAATACGAAATGACTTTCGAAATTGGTAATAACTTAGCTTGGGTTATGTCTTTCTGTTGCTTAGTTCTGGCAATCGGAATTGCCCATAGCGGCAAGAAAACAATCGTTAATTCAAAAGTAAATGTTAATCGAGAAGAGGATTAACGCCCATGACCACGATGATCATTAAAACCGTGAAGGAGCTTTTATGAAAGACGCCTTCAAAATCATAGCGGGGGTCGCTGCATCTGTATTTCTGATGTTCGTTGCCTTTGCGTTAATTGTACCGCCGTTTTTCTACTATGCAGAGGTTTATAACCATTATTGGACAGGAGGCACCCCATGACCAACGAATCGTTAAAGGAGACTTGATTTTTTGAAATATTTATTTTTGTGTTCAACACTTTTTCTGGCGGGTTGCGAAAGCCACTCGCCGGAGCCATCCACAAACTTTAAACAAGCTGGAACCGTTTTGGCGAGCTGGTATGGCGGCGGCGAACGTCTTGCACGACATACCGCCAACGGCGACGTGTTTCGCCCGTCAGCCCTCACCGCAGCCCACCGCAATTACCCGTTCGGAACCGTTCTTCGCGTCAGCCATCAAGGCCGGCACGTCGATGTTGTTGTGAACGATCGCGGCCCGGCATCTTACACGGGGCGGTCTCTGGATTTAAGCAAAGGCGCAGCACAGCAATTGGGAATCATCGGTTCCGGCACAGCGCATGTTCAGATTGAAGTTAAGGAGTAGACAATGGCCACACAAACACCGGCAAAACTTGCGCGCGAACAGAGAGTAGAGAGGTTGAAAGATATGCTGTCAGCGGGCTACACTTTGGCGGAGGCGGCTGAAAAGCTGGGCGTGTCGAGCACAACAGCTTGGAATTACGCAAAAGCAGGCGGGTTCTTCCAGTATCGAAATTCAGGGGCTCCCCGCGTTGCCAATAAAGGCATTCGGTCTGTCACTCAAGAATTTAAATATAAGGTCAGCCAAGGTCAGTTAAAGCGCTGGAAATTTATCAGAAAAAACACAGAAAGAGTTCCTGTCTGGGTCCCGGGCATTTTCAGAATTCGATACCTTGGCATCTGGCAACGTGAAGGCGAAATGGAAGCTGCCCGACAAGCAAGAGCGTTTAAAAGAACCATGCTAGTTTACGCGTAATAAAAAACCCGCTCGGTTGAGCGGGTTTTTCTTTTAATCTTTTCTGTATCGTTTACCGCGCCAACCGCTCGCCGTCATAGGTAGCGTCTTTGCCCAGTCCGGCATGACCGATAAGATGTTTTGGTATTCTTCCACTGAACCAAAACCGTGCGGGACTTCTGCGGCCATTTCATCGTGCGTGTGCAGCACAACGGGGTATCCTGCTTTTTCTGAACTGAACATCCCGTGCGTTAGAATATCGCGCGCAGACCCCTGAATGAGATTGTTCGCAAGACTGCCGCCGTATGTCGGAAACCTTATCCACTTCTCGCTTACAGCGTCAACGCCGCGAACAGTCAAAGATAGCTTCTTTTCTCTCTTTGCGGGCTCCACTGTCTTATCCGCCCACGGCGCTTCGACTTCCCCCATCTTCGGAGAACCGTAGGCGAGACAACGGCCCGAAGGCAAGCGGCACCACAGAAAACCATGCGCGACCGTGTATCTAGCCCCGACGACGTTTACAACAGAGCCGGGGTTGTTCACAGCGTCTATTGCGGCATCTTCCAGCTTACCCCACAACTCCACTATTTTCGGGTGCTTGGCCCGCCAACCGACTTTGATAAGCTCGGCAGCAATCCAGCCCTGCTTACCGAGTGCCATGGCCAAAGCGTCGTGCTTTTCCAACCGCTCCTCAAATCTTTTTTCGGCAGCGGTTCTACGCTCTGGCGAAACACTTTCCCAAAGAGCATCAAAAACGGTCGGAAGCTTTATGCCGTTTTGTCTGGCCATCTTCGCCAGTGCGCCAGCTCCGCCTTGGTAGCCAAGAGCGAGAGTCGCCACTTTACCAGAGGCTCGTTTTTTCTTGTCAACAGTTTCTACAGGTATGTTATAGATACCAGCAGCAGCCAATTCGTAGATGCCGAATCCTTCGCCACGATCAAGCGACCGGAACGCTTCCAGCAGCCATTCTTCGCCCGCAAACCATGCAGCCAATCGGCCTTCAATAGATGAATAATCGGCGCACACAAAGTCATACCCCGGCGCAGCCCAGATGAAACCACGAACCGCATCAGACAACAGATGCAGGGGACGGCCTAAGTCGGCGCCATACATAAAGGTCAGCATATTCGGGTCGCCGCTTCGTATTGTGTCGAATAGCTCTGACTGCGATATTTTCGCGTCTTCGAATATCTTGCGGTATTTCGGCATGTTGTGCGCTTGAACGCCGCGAGAACTGAATCGCCCTGTTTGGCCAGCGCCGTTGTGCAGATAAACCCCGCGCGCACGGCCATCGGAATCGACACGCTTCATCATCGCAGATATTTTATCGACCGAAGGTTTTGCGCCTTCTTGCCGAAGCTCCAACGCGCGTCTGACCCGATCTGGCAGATCATCGCAGTCGTGAAGGAAATCGTTCACGTCGTCTTTATCCATCGACGGCATCAGCACACCTTGCGATTCCGCCCATTTTTTTAACTTGGCAGCTTGCGTGACAGCCGTCGCCGCTTTGTCTGTAACTGTTGTCAATTCTTCGTTGATAAGCCTCTTTGCCTCGTCAATCAGATGTAAAGCCGCCGTGGCCGACACGGTATCTATACGAAGGCCACGGTCATTGATCGTCTCGTTAAGCCAGTAAACCTTCATCTCGTCATCGGATAAAGGAATGAGACGGCTGTCGGCTTCTTCTTCCGAAAGAACGTCTGAATCGCAATACTGATGATAAAGCTCCAACGATTCCGGGTCGTCGGCTTTTGGGTGCCAGATCGCTTTTCCTGTTTCGTCAAAGCCAATCGGAATGGAGTGTATCTTCATAAGGTCTGACCCGCGCTTATCTTTCTTTATAGATAAGTCGAGCGCGTCTCCCAGCCTTTCGAGACTTCTAGGCAAAGACATAGCCGCAGCCGTAACCGCCGTGCATCTGAATTGCTCCATGCGCGGCTTTGGCCACTTGTGCTTTGGAACCATGGTATGCCACCAGATAAGGCGTTCAAACGCGGCGTTGTGCGCCGATACTTGCCCGCCCGCTTCGATGTAAGCACGAACATGCGCTGGACAGGGTTCACCCCTTTTCCAGCGCATCAGTTTGTTAAGGGCTCCGCCTGCGCTCACCCAAGCCTGAATTTCGGGCGGATGTTTGGCCTCGTCATTCCATTTTAATTTGTAAGAGGCCAACAGAGCGTCAGTGTCGGGGTGCATGGCGTAGACATAAGGGCCATGCGTCGGAAGGTTTACGGGACTTCTTGTTTCCCAATCCCACGAAAGAGTCATCAGTCAAACAATCCTTCTAATTCGGGTTTTGCCGCGTCAATGCGTGCCTTCGCAATGGCCATGTAATCTTCGCTCATTTCGATTCCAAAGAACCGGAACCCTTCCAGAACCGCACCCCGTCCGGTCGAGCCCGAACCCATGAACGGGTCAAGGACGATGCCGTTTGGTGGCGTCACGAGGCGGCAGAGGTAGCGCATCAGGTCGGTCGGTTTGACTGTGGGGTGAGAGTTGGTCGCGCCTTGGTTGCGGTCTGCCTTGCTGGCCTTGGCGCAATAGAAAAACCGAGCCGCGCTGCCTTCGTCGCCGTAGCCTGTTTCTACGTCGCCAGTCAGGCCGAGACGTCCAGCCATCGACCCTGTTTCGTGAGGCTTACGCCGAACCCCCGGCGCTCCGCTTTTTGAATGCGGAAACCCTTCAAGAACTTCCGCGCTGCCGTCGTGGATAACATTCGCGGGCCAACGTCCAACTACGGGACGCGCTTCACCGGATTTACAAAGACCGCTGTTATTTTCGTTCCAAGTGTTGCCTCCGGCTGCACCTCCGCCGCAGCCTGCGATTTCGGTGCCAACCCTGCACCCGTCAATATTTACAGCCCCGACGCCCCATGCTTCCATGTTCTTCGCCACGGTGCCAACTAACGGCTTACGGGCGACAACAATCGGTTCGTGGGCGGGCTTTAACGCGGTGCCCCACCCGTCGCCAGCGTCATGCGATTTCGGGAACCCTGAACCGTAAAGCCACATGATCTGGTCGCGAATTTCAAGCCCCGCGTCGTCAATGGCCGAAGCAAGTCTATGATAAGTGCGCGAGCCAGAGAACGCCAAGACATGACCGCCCGGCTTCAACACGCGCATGACTTCGACCCAGAACAGCGGGTCAAATGCCGTTTCTCCGGTATCCCACTTCTGACCCATAAAGCCGGAACTGGCGCGCTGATACGCGCCGGTCTTGCCGTAACCCTTTGCAGGCGCAGCTCCGTCACCGCCGAAGCGCTTGACGACGCTTTCCAGCGCATAGGGCGGGTCAGTGACGACGGAATCAACCGAGTTGTCTGGTTCCATGCTCAAAACAAAACGGCTGTCGCCGCAAACCAAACGAACTGTCATTCTCCCCACCCCGCTAAAGTTCTCATCTCTATAGGTTTGCCAGCGTCTCTCGCACGAGAAGCGCCTACGACCATACCCATAGATAAGCCCAAATCCGTATAGACAGCCACTAAGTCGCAGCCGATTAACCAAGCGTGGCCAGCGTCCATTCCCATCTGCCGATCGCCCGGTATCTCATCACGCAAGATGCCTTCTTGCGTGTAAAGCAAATGGGACGCAATCGGAGCTTCGCCGCGCATTAAGCTGTCGAGCACGCAAGCCCGCGCATATCGCACGTTTATCTTGATCTGTTCGGGCGTCCCCGCGTAGGGGCTTTCAATGATAACTCGTTTCATCGGTGGTTCCTGTGTCGTTGTTTGGCTTTCCAATGCAAAGGCTTGCCGCGCAGATGCGTTTTGTTCGCGCCGCCCGCGTCGTGCTTCATCTTGGCTTCATTGCCGGGTTTCGATTGGCGTATCGTCACAACCGTATCGTTCTTGATCGCCGCCCACATGCCGCCGATTGGCGCGTAAACCGCACCGGCGTCATGGTAGGGCTGGACGATAGACAAAATTTCGGCTTCTACCGCCGCAATGTTCATGCCATAGCACCGTTCCAAATAACGAACGATGCTATGGTCGGAGACGTGCAGGGGCTTCATTTACGGCTTTAAGAACGGCTGCGCACGATTTAGAACCGCGCAAACCTGTTCCGCGTCATCGCGGAGTCGAAACCAGCCGATAATCTTGTCCGGCTCCAGCCCGCGTTGCACGTCGTAAATTTCAAATTCAAAAGTGCCTTCCGCGTTTTCTACGGTCTCGTAGGAATAACGGGGTTGCGATGTGATGCTCATTAATCTCTCCTTAATCAAATAGGTCTAAGTCTGCGGATTCAGGTTCCGGCTTCGGCATGGTGCGTATCGCAACAGCCAAAGATTCTTCTAAAGCCCGGAACGGCACCACGTTGTCTATAAACTCGCTGCAAAACGTGTTCTTGTCGTCGCCCAAGCGCCAGTTCGCGCGGAACATATCGCCGAGCTGGAAGAAGTTATTTAGCTTCAGGCCGTGGCGCTTTGCAGCCGTGAAAACCGCATCAAAAGTTGATTCTGTCATGGGGTGCCTCTTGCTTCGGTTTGCGCGGCGCATAAACTTTTGGCGCAGGTTCGTAAGCCAGCTTGTGATGCGTGTCGCAATAGCTCTTGCGCGCTGGTGCTCCGCAAACAAATGCTTCGTCAACGGTCGGGAAAGATTCAGTATCCCAAAGCGGCCAGCGGCCAGCGGCATTGGCCAATCGTGCAGTTGGAAAGTGTCGGTTTCATAGCGGTGTCCTCAGTCAAACAACCCCAGCGAATCTACGTAAAGGTGAAGCACCGCGCGATCGTCTTTCTGCATCTTTCGGATGGAGTAAGCCTTACGCAAAATTCCGGTGTCGTACCCTCGGTCTTTTGCTTCTTTCCACACTTCGGAAATGTCTTCCCCGAGGGCTTTCTTTTCTTCTTCGAGACGCTCAATCCGGTCTAGGAAAGACGCCATTTCGCCTACATTCGTGCCTTCAGTCATTCTACTCTCCTTTAAAACGAAGCAGCCAATACGAGATTGACAGACGTAAAACAGTTTGTCAAACGTATTGGCTGCGGTTTAGAAACTAATTATCGGCTTCTCGCAAAAACGCCAAAATGTTTGTCAGATGCGACTACATAAGCCAGATGCGCTGCTGCGGGGCAATCGAACACACCTAAGTAAAGCCTGTTATTATCGACGCATATCTGCCCCACCCACTTGTCCGCAGCTTTACTCCAACTCACGCCTTTCAGTTTAGACTTGCTGGCGCGAGTTACCCGACGGTTTGCGGCATTCTGGGACTTGGTGGCCAACCTCAGATTTTCCATACGGTTGTCAGACGTGTTCATGTTGATGTGGTCTATGTCAGCGGTTGGCCATTCACCCGTTACGTAAAGCCAAACAAGTTTGTGTGCGGAAAACACGTTTTTGTTAAACATTAATTTGACATAGCCTCTAAGCAAGCATCCTACTTCTTTACCCGCGTATTTAGTGTTCCACCAAGTCGGAACATTCGAACGGTGTTTCCAAGTAAGAACTCCCGATGCTCTATCGTAAAGCATTGCGGTTCTTAATTCGTCTGCGGTGGGTATGTATCGGCGCATCGGGTTAACCTTTGTTAGCAGCGCCCTATGCGGGCGCTGCTGTTGATACTACTCTCCGAACAATCCGCCGGCGCCAGCACCGCCCTTTGTGGACTCCGGCGCTTCGCCCGCATCTTCGATCTTCTCAAAGTGCCTGTCTACGTCAACACCACCAGAGCCGCCAAGACGTTCACCCTCGCCCATCTTTTGAAACATAGCCAAACCAAAGGACACGCCGTCGCCGTTCTTGTCGTTGTGCCACGCGAACACGTTGACAACCGCTTTGCCGTAACAGCCCGAATAGACCGTTGCTTCGGTTTCCTGAATGTTTGGCGACTTCCAGCGAACAGCCGGTGGGCGGTCAGCATTGGCTTGGCACCGGATAAAGAACACGTCCGGCCCCATGCCGGGATGCAGTTCGCCCGTCGTCTTATTACGCGCTTCCTTGCCGTCACCCGCAAGGAACGGCGACTTGATAAGGCCAGCCTTTGCACGCTCAATGCCTTTGACGCCCCATTCGTCGGTAATGACCTGCGCTACAACCTTTTCCAGCGCGGCACGGTCGGCCTTATTGAAAATCAGGGTGCAGCCGTATTTCTCTTTGCCGCCTGCTTCAGCCGCGCGCGGCTTGTAGAGAGACTGGGCATAAGCGAGACGGCCCATTGGGGTTTTGAAATCTTCACTGCGCTTCATAGCCATGATTTAGTTTCCTGTTTCTTCAAAAAATTGCGCGGTCTTGCTTTTTGCAGCCGGGCGGGTTGTTTTCGTAACCGACACCAGATTCGTTTCTGTGGTCGGCGGGTTGTGCCACATGCTCGCTATTTCTCCTTTTCGCTTTGCACCTAAAATCTTCTCGACTTGCGCTGGCGAGATAACCGTCTTCTTGTAAATCTGGTCGTCTGTCAGCTTCACAACCGACTTGAGGTCGGCGGCAATCTTTTCTTCCGGAGCAGCCCATGCGCGCCGCTTCTCCTTATCGACGAGCTGCCAACCCGTCGCGGGGTTGCCCTTCTCGGCCATTGTGTGCTCAACGCTGCGGAGAGCTTTGATCCAGTCTTCCAGCATTTGCAGACCGTCAAGAGTGTGGCCACGTTCTTCGGGCGACATGAGTTCGGGCAGATTGGTCAGAGTCGGCAGCGTCACCGCTGTCGGATCTTCAAACCACTTTTGCGCAATCTCTGGCGCCACTTTTAACGCGTTCGACCGTTGCTTCGGACACATGCCCTCGGCGGGGCAGAACTTGCACGCACCTGTTTGAAGATACTTGTCCGCCCAGTCATCGAACAAGACGCGATTGCCGTTGATCTTGGCGAACTCATCCATCGCGTCTTTTGAACGGTGCATGGCCTTCATCAGCTCGCTTGTCCACTCGATCAAGTCGGCCACATGAAATTCTTCCGAACGGATGCGGCCTTCTCTGTGCGGTGCGCGTGGCTGCACAATCGTGACCTTAATCCGGTCGTAGTTCGCTGCCTCGTCGTTGGAAAGCGACAACAGAGCACCCAGAGCATAGGTGCGCAGTTGCGGGTTTTCTTTCGCGTTGACGACGCCGACGCCGTGCTTCAGGTCGATGACTTCCACGAGCCGCTCTGCCGCGTTCAAAACGATAGCATCGCAAGTCCCGCCCGCCTGAAACGGCGGGTCAAGCGATGCCAGAGAGAACCGAGTCTCCAACATCAGCTCACAGTCTTTTGACTGTTTCCGCACGTAGTCGATATATTCCTGTGCGGAATTTACGATTTCTTCGTCAATCTCGACGTCGAACACCTTGGTCTTTTCGACGGTGCCGAGATAGTCAATGGCGTTGCTGAATGTCTGCAAGCACATTTCTGAAATCTGGTGCGCAGCCGTGCCGCGCGCCGCATGTTCGGATTCTTTGCCTTCGGGGCAAATGGTGGCCATTGCCATTGCGCCCTGACATTGCCAGTTGCGCGCCGTAGCCGAAGCAGACCATTGGGCGTGGTCTCGTGCGCCGTGGTCGATTTCAGTTTTCAAGACCTTCTCCTTCTTCGCAATCGATTGCTATTTTGACGCAAGCAATTCGGTTCCTCGTAGCGATACTGTCTGCCTCCTTTTTTGACGGGTGCGTAGTTGTGTAAATGTCTGGGTAAATATTCACCCACGATTCCCGCTGAATGCGCGGCTTGCCTTCGACAAGCTCAAGATGCTTTGGACCTGTTGGCTTAAGACTGCAAGACCCTGATGCAGTCCATGTGAACATAGTCCACCCCGCTTTGCCTTCAAAAGCTCCGTGCACAGGGCATTCTCCTACGCCGTCCACAGCGTAGATTCGAACGGGGTGGCCGGCGTAAGTCCGGTAAGTTTTTCCGAGTTCAACAGTCATCACTTGCCTCCGCGCTTGAACGGGTCTGCGCTAATCGCCGCGTTGATTGCCGCCAGCGCTTTTCCGTATGCGGCGGGCTCGTCTGGGATAAGGTTAATCCGGTCGATTTCCTCACCGAAGACGCCGCGCAACAGTGCCTTGCCGTCAAGCTGCACAAAATCAACGCCGTCCAGCTTGCCGGGATACTTGGCCATGTAAGCTTTGAACGATTCGACCACATCGGCTTTCGTTGCCTGCGGCGCTTCAGGCTTGCTTGTGGTTGCATCTACAGTGAAAGTTGCCGCAACGACTTTTGCGATTGCTGCGGACAAATCTTCTTGGGTGTCCGGCAGTTCCATTATCGAGCAGCCCAAAATGAGCGGGATATTCTTCTGCGCCGCAACGATGCCGTGCACTTTCGAGTAAGCGCCGACAGCCTGCCGCAGATCGTCGCGGGTCAGCTTTGTCTTGGTCGCGGCCACTTCGGCGGCTTCGTCGACGGCGTCTTGCGCAACGACTTCAGGGTCGATACGTTCTTCACCAGTTGATATGGCAAGCACATCAACAGGGGAGGTCGTGGGCTGGGTTGCTGCTTCGTCCTCGGCAATCTCTGCCTTGGTTCGGCGGCTGCGGCCACCGGACGGCTGACCGCGTTCGCGCTTGGGTTCTTCGACTGCGGCTTTCTCGGCTTCCGCCAAAACTTCTGCAACGCGTTCTTGCGTAGAAGCTGCGGCCGCGTCTGGGGTTTCCACGGCGGTCTTATGCCGAGGCTCATACGCGAACGTCATTTCTCCTGTTGTTTGCAGCCATGGGCGCGCCGGGTATTTAAAATATCCCAGAGCCGCAAAAGCGTCTTTGAGCTGGGTTGCCATGTCACCGCTTTCGGGGTGCGCTGTAATTTCGATCTTAATTGACACTTTCGTCTCCTACTTGATGACTTTGTTAATTGCTGTCCATAACCGCATCAGCGATGCCTGTAGTGCATCGTCAATGCTTCCTTCAATCGTGCAGACCCGCACGAATGTATTTCGCGTCTGTTTGACGTTCGAAATTCTTTGGCTTGCCTGCGCCATATGGGCGGGCGTGAAACTTGTTTCAACGAACCACAGCACCGAAGCTGCGCTCAAATCAATCGCTTCGCAGCAAGCTTGAATCTGGCCGATAAACACTCGCTTAGCCGGGTCGGTGCGGAAAGCAATCTCTGCGGTTTCGCGTTCGCGTGCCGGCGTCGAACCGTCAACAAACACGACCCCGAATTTGGCCAAAGCTTCGGCCAGCATGTTTCCGACTTCGGTGTGCCAAAACATCAGCACTGTCTTATCGAGCCCGTTGTCGAAATCTTCTTCAATCGCGCCGACGACCGCTTCAGCTTTGATCTTGCCGGTCAAACGGCGCAAAACGCCAAGCTCCATCTCAAGTTCTTTCGTGTTGCCGTTTTCGGCTGCGGACAACACTTTCTCGATGTCAACGTCGCCATTGGCGGATCTGCGCTGGGTGGCAGACACAAGCAACGGGAATGTTTCGTAAGACGGCGGGCGCATTCCTACGTCGGATGGTAAACGGCGCAGCCAGAACCCTTCAATGCGCGCACTAAGCTCGGCTTCGTTCTGACCGCCAATCACAACAGGGATGCGGTTCCAAGCCGACAACTTCTTCATCCGGATTATGCAATACCGCTTACGGAAATCTTCGAAGCGCAGCACATCTGGCCAACCTTTTTCTTTATTCTCCAGCAGCATTTCAGGAGCAGATGCACGCAAACGCACATACATGTCGCCGGGGTCGTGCGGCATAGGGGTGCCGGTCAAATGCCACGCTTGCACGTTGGGCTGGAGCAAAGCCCCGCCAACCAGCATTTGCGTGCCGCCGTCATACATTTTGCCGTAAACGGACGTTGTGCGTTTTGCTTCAGGAGACTTGCCGTAATGGTCTTCGTCCAGAATAAACAAGTCGCGGTTCTTTGTATGGGCGTTGCTTATGTTCTGCGCCGAACCCCACGAGGCAATCGTCACGTCGGCCAGTTCTGCGTTCTTATCGACGCCGAGCACTTTCACAGTGCGGCCAGCCGACGACCAATCCGCGAAAGCTTTGCGCCAGACGGCGCGGCCTGAAGCGGTCGTTAAAACGAAAATTGTGCGGGCAAGGACGTAATCGGCGGCGATAATTGCTGCGCCAGTGTTGTGGGTGACGATAAAATCATCGGTCAAATACAAACCGTCTGGCGCATCTACGCTGATACATACCTGTTCGGTGTTCTCAACGTATTCTATCTTCGTAATAGCCCGCGTGATTTTCGCCGATGCGTTTGCTATTGCAGACCACCTATCGCGTTTAAAGGCGGTATAAAAAGGACAGAACCCTACTTGCATGCGCACAACATGGTCTACCTCTTTTTCGCCTCGCTCAAATGACGACAACGTCGCTTTACCGCCCAAGCTACGAACTAACCAAGCTACTTGCACAGCCATTGTTTTAGAACTGCTGCTAAAAGTTACCGAGCCTGTGTAACGATGAATACCGCTTGGGGACACGTTTCCAGAAACTCCGCAGCTTCCATCCGTGTCCATCAACCCCCGGAGCAGCTCGATTCTATCTTCGGTGCATGACATAAGATAATTGTCGGGTATAAACTTGTCGGCGGAATATTGCGCAAGTCCTGCTTGCTTAATAATTTTAAAAAATTCACCTCTCGGAGCGTCCTGAAGGGTTAGCCGATACGCGACACAAGATGGGCCAGTTCTGCTTTCTTTTACGTTCAAAGCCGGCATTAAACTTTTTACGCGGTCTAAAATATCCAAATCTCGGTCGGCTACGCTAAGGACAACCCCGCCCAGCAAATACGCGTCGCCTAAAAGCGCGCCGACTAAATAGGGCGGAACAGGCAATTCTTTTTTCGTAAACGCAACTGAGTCGTGGTCGGGAATGCGAAAATTCGACTTACCATCGGCTCGCAACAAGCCGGTTTGCGTTATGCTTCTCAACGAAAGAGTGCGATAGCGAGAACGGCCAAGCTTACTGTTCCGCAAACTATTGGAGTCTCGCACAGACCATAAATGGTCTATTCCGCAGAGAGTAGATGTTCCGTCACGAAAAGTTACTCGATATGCGGGCTGAACACCCTGCGGAAACACGCCAGTGACAGTAGAAACTCCGCCGTTCGGGTGACAAACTTTATCACCGACACAAATGTTACCGAGCGGCAATGGCCCAATAGGCGTCATGACTTTGCAGTAAGTAGGCTGCTGTTTCCCGACGCGTGGAGCGTCTGCAAGAAGTGCGCGATGGCGAGAGGCGAGGAACTCGGCTCCGCTTAACTGTGTGGGCATCGGTGTCAAAACGATAACACCGATTTTACGAGCGTTAAATTTTCAGGGTCGAAATCTTCTTGAACCATCGACAAAACCACGACTTGATCTGCAAGAATTTCTTTCCCGTCAGCCAAGTAGTGTCGAGCGTCTGCTACGTCGTCACGGCTTCCAGCTATTGCGTAGAAATTCTTAGAGCACTTCGCGGCTAACTCAACCGTGACAGTGTTTACCGTGTAAAAATGATCGTCCCTAAAATACAAATCTTTTGCCGACAAAACCACAGTCGCGTTTTGATCTTGGGTTTTAAGAATAGCTATCAGCTCTTGCGTCGTCATCGTTTCGTCCGTTTCTCTGTTTCTGCAATTACGGTATTTGATCTAATACAAGTTGTCAACACGAATAACGATACGCGGCTGGTTGGAATAGAATTTTCGCACAATGCCTTCGACAACCTGACTGTCATCAAGCCAGACAACTTTATTGAACGCGTCTGTCATCTTGGCGACGTTTTCCCAGTCCGGCTTTTTGGTCGGGCGAATCACCCCAGAAAGAGCGTCGGCCTGCCACTTCTTCGGCTTGCTGCTCGGTATGCTCATGTAAATATCAATTTCGAGCTTTACGGCACCCTCAAACAAAGGCCGACCACCCATGACAGCTTGCGCCGCCCATGCGAGCCGATCTTCGTAACGCGCTGTCTTTTCTGGTGTATAAGCCCGACCGGTGGCCTTTACAAAACGCGGACGGCCTTTGCCGACAGGCTCTCCAGCCAAGACGATTTCAATCATTTCAGATACTTTGCGAGAGAGATGGGCTTGCCTTGGTCGAGTTCCATTAAGGCCAGCAAAATAGGAAGCCAGTCGGAAGGGACGGACTTTCGCTCAAACCACTTATACGCGGTTTGCCGCTTGAGATGAGAGCAGCCGTAGTTGTGCGCGAACTTCAAAAGCTCGTCAGCGTTCGGCCAATTGCCGGTAAGAAATTTGTAAGTGTCAAACATACCTTCTTTTATCAAGACAAGTTGTATTTGACAAGCTGTATTTTATTTATTCTGCATTATTTCTAATTGACGCTCCAAGCGGTCAAGGCGTGCAGCCAAAGCTTTCTCGCGCTCGTCACGAGCCGCGTTTGAAATAGTAATCTCGGTAAGCTTTTTTATTTCTTCCTGCACCCCGCTTACGTCTTTCTGAACTTCTTTCAGCCGACGACTTGTTGTGCCCCAGACGACGCCGCAGCCGAAAAGAAAAATAAGACCTGTGAGAATTTGGCCAGCGTTGATGGAACCGTCAAAAGTGAAATTCGGCATTCTTACTTCTTTACAGGTTGGGACGCCGCAATCTTAACGTTCGCGGCGTGTATTGCTTGAACCAAGTCAATGATGAGTCGGGCTTGGTCGATGGGGTTGTCGGGTCTTTTGGCGGCGGCGCAAACAGCATCCGACGCGTAAGAGAGTTTGACCAGTGCTTTTGACCGAGGCGCAGCTAAAGCAAGCTGGTCAATAACGGGCTGGGTTGCCGCGCAAATCGTCGGCAAGTCGGCGTAGAGGCCCGCGATAACCGCTTCAGTCTTGGCAGCACCCGTCAGCGCGGGAAAGGCGTAAGCGCCTGCTCCCGCACCCGTGAACAGCCCGACAAGAGCGACGATCAGCGGAGCCATTAGTTCACAGCGGCGGTAGGGCCGAAGCCAGCAGCGGCGCAAACATCAGACACCAAAGCGCCTGCTGGGCCAGCCTTGTTGAGCTTGGCCTTCACACTTGCGGAGACGTTCGGGTCAGCGGCAATCGCCTTACCCAAAGACACCGAAGCGTTGATGATAGGGCATTCAACTTTGGCCAAAGCTGCAGCGAGCTGGGCTGTGTTGTTGATGATGGTTGTGTTCAACTGAATGATCGAGTTGTTCACGGTGTTGATTGACACGGCGACCGCAGCAGCATTGGTGCCGAACTGGGTCACAGCCGAAGTCGAGCAACCAGAGCACAAAGCGCCTAGAAGGATGAAAGCAGGAGCAAAACGATTCATGGGTTTTCCTAAAGGTTGAGTGCCGCTAAGTCAGCAGCATAGCGGGAAATGGAATGGTTCTCAATTGGGTCGAACACACGAACGCCGATTTTTTGCGTTTTTATCGGGTGGTAGTAGAAAGGCCACGTCGGCATTTCGGGAACTGGGTCGCCCGACCGTTGGTAGCCCACGCTGTCCGTCAACATTTTGGCGCGTTTTTTGAAAGAACGGTTCAGCATAAACGGGACGCGCGGCGCACCGAACGTTACGACGCGGCAGGTCTGTTTCATTTCGGCAACGTGCAGTGCCGCGAGAACCTGCGCTAAAGCGCCGCCCAGAGAATGCCCCGTGTAAGTGACAAGCTTGTCTTTTGGTAGTTGGCCTTTCAGCTTAGACCAAAGGTCTATACCGCCCGACCCGAAGCCCGAATGGCAGAAACCGAGTTTCTTGAAATAAGACGGGAATGCGCGAACGTCTCGAATCCAGTCTTGCAAGTCAGACGGGTGAGTGCCGGGGCACGCCACTACGACTTCCGTCGTATACTCCGTTATGTCGGCGCGCACGTCTCCCGCGACCTGTAAGGTTTGCGGGCCTGAATAGGACTGTTGCGCTAGAAGCGCGAGAGAGGCGTGCCGCAGCATCAGTGTGATTCAGGCAAAGGTGCGCTTGCCGGAACGGGTGGCGCAAGATTGCTGACAAGGATGGGTGCTAAGGTGTCAGCTTCCTGAATGACGTCCGCAGCCGTGGCCATCCAGCCCGACAGCGGGCCTTGCGCCTTGAAACGGCCAACGATCGAGTTCACGCCGCCGATAACGCCAACGATAGCGGCTCCGAACATGGCGGTGTCGCCTGTTTTCCATGCGGAATAAGCGGCGGTTGCCGCGGCGCCAATAACAGCGATAGAGTTCCACACCGTCGTAGACGCGAAGGCGGGCTTAGAGACTGGGGTTAGATCGTTCATCTTAATGACTCCGGTTAACGTATTTGCTGGCCATTACGACAGCGTGGGCTTGGCGGTTCACCAGAACCTTATAGAAGGCGTAGGTGAGGCGGGCGCGTTCGTGCAGCCCGTTGTAGCCGCCGTTTATGACGTGCGTAATGTGCTCTATGGACGTGTCGTTCACGCCCGTATCTGCAAAGACGTTCAGCTTGCGGTTCTTCCAGAACCAGAGCGATGTTGCCAGCCCGACAGCCTTATCAGCCGAGACAATTTCAGGTGTGGCGACCAGATCAAGCGAAGGCCGATTCATGAGATTAGCAACCCATGTCGTCGCGGCCGCGTAATTGGCACGACCTGTCAGATCAAAAGCGCCACGCCCTTTAAACCGGCGACCGTCGCCGGCATGAGTGTTGCCGAGATCGTGGCGTCCTTCGTAAGCCGCACCCGATGCGTATTCTTCATAGGTGAGGAAATGGTCGGTTTCTACGCCAGCCTGCCCCAGGAAATGCGCGACCCGCGCAATGCTGGTAAGGCCACCCGCCGCGCCAACCGTCGGCAACGACGAGACAATGCCCGCTACGATGGCCTTGTTGGCTTTCGGGCAGACGGAGAGAATATCGGCAACGGTCGGGTAAATCATCGGTTTTCCTTTGAACGCGTCAGCGAGAGCCGCGTGCAGTCAAGCAATATAGGCCGCCTTGTTGACGTCAAACTCGATAATAGCGAGAACGGGCACGGTAATTTCGACCGTAACAGTTCCGGTTATGCCGCCCGACCTTGCGGTGATAATCGCAGAGCCGGACGTGCCAACGCGCGAGATCGTCACTTCGCCCGAAGCGTCGATTGTCGCAGTTGCGACCGATGTGTCAGACGAGGTAACTTCAGTAACGGCGTTGACAGCAGGAAACACCATGTTCATTGCGGCGCTATCAAGAAACAAGGTAGGAACCTTAACGGAAGATACGCTTGTTGGAATGCTGAGAGTGGTCATGTTGGCCTCTTACGGAATGGTGATCGGAGCTGCGGTTGCGAGCCCCAAAGAAAGGTTGGTGTCGTAGTCCGCGATCGCGCTGGCGAAAGCCTGAAACTGTGTTGTCGTGGTAAACAGATGCGGCGTGCCGGTTGCATCATACCAAGGGAAACTTGTTTGGTTGGCTGGAAATTTCCCGTTGACCTGCACGTAAAGGGAAACCGCCATGAGCTTCGCTTGTGCGGTTGAATCAAACGAATAAGCTCCGTTGAGTGCGGGCGTGCTAATAGAGTTGACTTGCACCGTTGTAGGAGTGACAGACGGCGCTGCGTAACTCGCAATCGGAACCAGAGTGGCCAACAACTGTTGATAGTCTGTGTTAGCTGTATCGGCTGGAACGTGGCTTGTGATATTCGTGCTTGAGTCGGTAACGACGACGCTGGTTTGAGATGCGTTAGCCCATTGCGCAGAAATAGTCACTATCAAAGCTCCGCTGTAATGGTGTTGACTTGGCACGCCACACTTTGATTGGTTTGGTAGTAAACCCCCAAGGCGTCGATAGACGAAGCTGACGGCGTTGCGCCGAAAACAACAGTTGGCACGGTGCGCATCGGAACAGGCCACATAAAGGAGCCGTTACGTATCGTTCCCGCGTCGTTCACTACGTGAAGCGCGTAGTAGTTTGGCCCAAAATTGGCATAATAGCGTTGCGCCATTTGAAGTTCGGTCGGAACCGGACGACGCTCGAATGAAGTTGCAGAAGTGCCCAATTCAAATTGGACGTTACCAATCTGCCACGTTCCGCTGACTTGTGCGCCGACAGAGAACAATATCTCGATACCTGTTGTTCCGGCGGACGGAACCGACACAGTGATCGAGTACCGCGTTTGCGTAGAGGACACGGTAAAGGAACCCGTAGCAAACTGAGTCTTGGTCGGGCTCGCCAAAGTGCCGAACGTGTCGGTCGTGTTGGCGTAAGACGCCGACCACAACACCGTTGTCAACAGGCTGTTGGCCAAACTTACGGATAAAGTGGCGGAGCTGCCCGCTAAATCAAAGCAGTCTACAGCCTCTATGCGCTGGGCAAAGCCGATACCTGTCACAGACGAAGCGCCTGTGAATTGGTAAACGTATTGAGAAGGAGACCCCGAAGCGCCCACATTCGCCGTGCGTTGGCCTGTTACGTTCGCGCCTGTGCAATAGCCGTAGAACCGGTCAACCGAGTATGCCAGAGCCGCGCCAGCCGTAAAGGTTTGCGAAGCGCCTGCGTTGCGCTGGTCGATATTCATACCGCCGTTGATGATACGGTTACGGAATCCTGTCATGCCAGAGTTTGCGCCGCCGACAGGCTGCCATTGCGGCGCATTGCCGGGGCCTTCTGCCGTCAGCACATAGCCCGCCAAGCCTGTTTCGTCCAGCTTGGCCAATGTGACCGAGCCAGTCGCATAGTTGGCAGTCTGGTTGATGAGAGACGAATTGACGACGTTTGCCGCAAGCGTCGTTCCGGTCAAAGTTCCTGCGGGGGCGTTGACAGAAGCGGGGAGCAGAATCCACGCCCCTAGAACTGAACCGGTCGGCACAATCACGGTCGAGTTGTTGTCGGTCGCTGCAGACGTGGCGTTCCAGTAGAACGTACCTTGGCCACCATCACCTGCCGCAGTTGTGCCGCGTGCATAGACCTGAAGCCCTGCTATGCCTGTGAAAGCGCGAAGCTGGGCGTAGTTATCGCAAGACTGTTGAAACGTGTTGAGCATGTCGGCATTGACCGAGCCTTGCCCTTGATAAAACGTGCTTAGGGTAGGTGCGGCCATTGCTTATCTCGTTTCCGTTGTGGTTTGCGCGGGTGCGGGTCTTGCCGTCAACGTGATAAACAAGCCGAGCAAGATAAGCGCGATGAGTGTGGCGTAAGCTTTGGTCATCAGTCTGCCACCCAAGCCGTGCCGTTATAGATAACGGGGCAGAACACAGACCCGCCGCCCGTTAGAGTAGCTAAAAATGTGCAAGTCACTGCGTCCGAAACTTGGGTGCGCGTGCCTGTGACGCCGGCAGGCAGTGTTCCTACCGTGTAAATTGTTGTCAGTTTCAACGTAGAACCCTGAATAGGGCCTGTCGTTGTGACCGAAGTGCCCGCCAGTGCGCCGCCTAGAATTGTGCCGCTTGTCGTGATAGCGCCAGACCCAAGGTTAAGCCCCAGCGTCCCCCACGTTACAACGGCAGGCGTCAAAACGTAGCTTGCCCAATTGCCTGTAGCCGAGCCGTTCGAAACCGAATAGTAAACAACGGCCATGCCCGACAACGCCGTGCCGAGAGTTGTCCCGCCGCTGTCTTTTATAGTAGCGGTTCCGATAGCCGTGTTCGTAATCAGGAACGAAGCCCCGATTGCCAAGGTTGTTTCATCGGGGAGTTGGAGAGTTTGGGCAAGTGTTCCGGTGATAAGCTGCGTATGCGCAGACGCCGCCGTAAGCGTAACGGTGCCCGACGTTGCGACAAAAGAGTTTACGGCTTGCGATTCGTTATTCACCACAATGTTTTGGTTAGAGTCACGCAACACGACGCTGTTTGCACCGCTCGTTGGCGCCACAGCTAGCACAGACCCGTTGCTGGACAGCAGTTGGCCCGCTGTATAGCCTGACGTCGCCGTGGTGCCCGCGGTCAACGTGCCGCCACCGCCGCCCGAACCGCAAGCTGCGCCCGCGTCTCCTACGATATTGAAGGCGACCCACTTCGTGCAGTCGCCCGCAGTGATTGGACCAGACACGACAACGCCGCCGCCTTGTTGCGCCATGAGGGGCGGCGGAACAAGACAAGCGGCAAACAGGAGAATAGCGCGGAAGGTTAAACGCATGAAGCCCTCAAACGGTGTATCGGCAGAAATAAGTTGCGCTGACCGTGGCGCAGAAAACCGCAATCGCATCGGTGCAAACAATTGAATGCGCTTCATAAAGAGACTGGCCGGGATATAGCTCGAAACCTACGCCTGCACCCGCATTATACGGGTTTGCCGCGCCGTATGAATCGTTGGGGTCGTTCAAAATCTGCACGTAAGGCGCAGCCGAGTAGCCAGACCCGCCGTTCGTAACGGTGATCGAGGCAATCGACATATTCGGCGCGGTTCCGGTCATAACGCAAACCGCAGTTGCGATATTCGACGGCGCTTCCTGCCCCGGCAAGCCGAGGCCGAGGTTCAAGCCGTTCTGGTGGTTGCTGCCGCCAAGAAGAATAATACGCGGCGCGTAAGAGAAGCCGAACCCTGCGTTCGTTACAGCGATGCTGGTGACGACGCCGTTCGAGATAGTGGCCTTCGCGCGGCCCGACCCGAACTCAATCCACATATTCGATGTGGACGTGTTCTGCAAAAGAACGGACGAGCGCGGCGCAGCGCTCGGCAAAATAAGCTGCGGCGCGGTAGCCGAGGCGATAACCCCGTCCGCGCGGTAGCTTGGGATAAGAACTCTTTGTTCGCGGAAACCGACGAGCGAGGCCATTAGCGTTTCCTGACTTCGAGAAAGGCCACCGGAATCACGGTGAGGAAAGCGTAAGCGACGAGCACTTCAAGCGCGGCGGGTGTCTGACTCATCATGGCCATGACGGCCAAAACGAACGAACCGATCAACGCCAGCAGCAAAAGTGCGCGCGCAGAAAGCGCGTAACCGAGACCGGCAAAAGCCGTAACGACGGTATCAAGCGGAGTAGATTGTCGGGAAGTCACTTCCTGAATCTGAATCGTCTCCGGCATCTTGCGAGGCTTTTGGACGATTTCTTCCACGTTTAGGCGGCGAACCGCTGAAGTCTCGCTTGAGTTTGTCAAATTGGGATTCCTTCTTCTCTGGCGGCGCTAACTCTTTGCGGGTTTTAGCATAATCGACGACCGCTTCAAATGCTTTAACCTGCTCTGCCAACGTGACTTTTTCAATCTTGCCGTCTTCCGTGACCTTATCACACGACTGCGCTCTCGCCAATAGATGCGCGGCGGCTAAATCGAGCGACTCAATAAGAGTGATCTTAGAACTCATTTTAATGTCCTGACGGGTTGGTGACGCGATATAGCCAAGTTGCGGATACGCCGCCGAGGCCAATTTGAATTGCCCAGAGCGCATATTTTCTGGCTTGGTCAGCGTCCATATTTAATTTTTCCAGCTCGCCCAATTTGTCCGTCATGGTCTTAAACTGTTCTTCGGTTATCAGGTCGCTGTTTCGCATCCGCTCCGCAAATTTCAAACCTTCTGTCGATACTTGGCGGGAAGTTGTCAGTTTAGGGTTTTCAATTACGGTTTTGAATGTGCCAAACTCTCTCGCAGTTTTTTCGGCTTTGGCCTTTTCAGTGGCCATCTTGCCTATGGACGATTCAGTTTCTTTAGCTTTTCCGGTTGCCTCTTTCTTCTGGGCTGCCAATTTTTCTTCCGCTGCTTTTGCCTTTTCGGCGGCGGCAACGTCGGAGGGCTTCTCAACCTTTTCCTGCTTTGCTGCAAGCTTGTCCTGCTCGCGGGGCGCAATGGCTTCTTCGCGGGCGCGCGCTTCAGCCGACAGCTTCCGTGTTTTTTCGACTTCGGCCAACGCTTGCTTTTCGGCGGAGGACGCTTCTTTCTCGGCGGAAGCCGCTATCTTCGCGTTTTCTTTGGCGCGTGACACGGCTTGCTCGGCGGATTCACGCGCGCGCTTCATTGACGAGAACTCATCCCATAAGCCGGACTGGTGCAGCGCGTTCTCGTTGTTTTTTAAAAACGTCTCCATCTTTCCGACAGACGGAGCCGCAGCGGTATCAAAGCCGAATAGTTCGCGGCTGAAATACATACGCAGCGAATCTTTCAACTCTGGGTTTTCCGAAACCAGTCTTTGAATAGCAGGCTGGCCTTGCTTGGCGCTGTTGAGCAGTTTAACAACGACGGCGGATTTCCCCATTGCGAAATCGCCCGACAAGCTGTCATCTGCAATTACAGATTTCAAAGCGCCTTTACGCTCGAACACATCAAGAGGCCGTGACAATTCTCTGTAGCGCTGCATGGCTTCCATATACGGCTTTGATTCGTCGCCTATGGATTTCAGCAAGCGCTTGTAAACTTCGCCCAAGTGATGCGCGGCTTCGGCTGGAACCGGCGCGGGATTAGCGCCTTCCATAGCCATCATCTTAGACCGCACAGCCGACGACACGTCTTTTCGAATAGAGTCGGCTTTGGCCAAGTTCACGCCTTCGACGAACTCTGGTTCCGCGCCTTCTGCTACTTTCGTAGCAGTCTTCAGCTTTTCGGCTATGGAGCGCAAAATGGCAATCGTCGTATTGTTGCCTTGGTCGGGCAAAATGCGATTGATGTAGGCCAAAGCCGAGCTGGTGTTCACATTCGGAGCAGATCCCGATTTCTCGATAGCCTCTTTGAACCCCGCATTCTTCCGGCGAATGTTGGCGTGCTTTTCGTAAATTTCATTTGCAGCGTTCTGCACTTTATCGCCCAGTTCTTCAGACGACATCGTTGGGTTTGCGGCGTGCTCGGCTTTCAGCTTTTGTGCGGCTTCATCCGCGTCTACGATCTTTTGCTGTTCCGATACGGCAAAATCGGCGGCGTCTTTCTTGGCAAGGCCAGCCGCCTCTGCGTGCCGTTCGGCATCGCGCACGGAATCGCGCATCCGTTCCGACACGGCGGCGCGCGTCTCCGCGACCTTGGCCAGATCAGGCGCTTGCGCGGTGCTGCGCGGGCCGTATATCGGTTTTCCTGTCATCGGGTCTCTGCCGATAATTGCGCCTGTCTCGCGCACCTGATCGCGCTCGGCAATTTGCTGTTGCGCTTTTTCAATGCGCCCCAGTTCCTCGTTATGCGCGGCAAGAGCCTTTTCGCCTTTCGATATTTCGGCGCCTTTTTCTGCGGCGGTCTTTTCCGCAGCGGCAATGGCCTTTTCGCTCTCGGTAAGGATAGTTGATCGTGCGGTTTCCGAGGCTGACTTTGCGCCGCCAAGGAATGCGTTCAGCTTGTTGCCTGCACCTTTAAGTCCGCTCCACGCAACTTCGCCCACGCCCGGAATAGCGCCAAGCCCCGCACCGATACCCGCAGCTTCGGCTTTCTCAGCGGCGCGTTCTGTGCCCGACTCTTTTCCGGTTGCTTCCGATGCGCCCGCGAGCCCGCCTTCGCCCATGCCAAGCAAAGTTTTAGCGCCTAACCCTAATTCTTCCGCGCCCGCTATCTCTCCTGCACCCATCAACCAAGGCAGTGTTTGCCCGATAGCGCGGCCAAGCGGGTTTCCGACCGTTTGAAGATAGCGAGTCGCTTCCGCCGCTTTCGCGCCGCCCATATCGTTCGGAAGCATCTCCGCAAGCCCCGTGCCGACTTCCCCGACACCGGCTCCGACGCCCTTCGCGGTTTCAATATAGAACTCGCCTTCCCGTTTCACACGTGCGGCGTATTCTTCCGGCGAATCTGCTGGAATCTCTCCGGCGAAAGAAGGTTCTGGTGTCGGCGCTTGTGCAGGAACGCCGAGTTTTGACACGTCCGCTGCAGCTGCGCCGAGCGGAGCACCGCTGCCCTTGAACTTGTCCGCGCTCTCTAAGCCCGCTTTAACAGGGTCGAGCGTTGCACCTTCTGGAAGTTGCGCCAGAATATCAGGGTCAATAGCTTGAGCAGGAGCTTTAGCGGGGCTGACAGCCTCCAGCTTTGCGCCTTCAGGCAATTGCGACAGAATGTCTGGGTCGATCGCTGCTTCCTGTTGCGCTTGCTGTGCCTGTTGAGCAGGCATCGACATATCGACTTGCGTTCCGCCAAAGTTTTTCGTCTGCAACGAATAGACTTGCGCGACTGTGCGCGGCGACCCGTCCTTGTTGAAAAAGACGTTGTGGTTGTATTGTGCTTCTTTCGGGAACAGCGAGACGGCGCTTGCTTCCGGCGTGCTGCGAACAGCATCGAGAAATTTAGGCCCAGCCCCCGCACCCAAGAAGTGCATCATGCGAAGATTGGCCGGTGTTGGCTCTAGCTTATGATTGGTCAATATCTTCGCGTTGTCGGCTGTGAACGCACGGATAGCCATTTCCTGCTTTTCAGGATTCATAATATCTTCGGGGCGCAACCCAAGTTCGGGATGCGAAGCCGCGACACCGTTCCACGTTTGCGGCGTGAACTGGTAAAGCCCCTTAGCAACGCCAGAGTTAGCAAACGGATTGTTGCCGCTTTCTGCGGATTTCAGCGATTTATAATAGTCTGTCTGAACCGGCCCTGCTGGCTTGGGTTGCGGCGTATGCGCAGCAAGCGGCGAATAGGCCGACGTGATGACGGGGCCAGCGGGTGTTTCAGGCGCCCACGGTGCAGCTTTCTTCGGCGCGAGCACGACGTCCATAACGGACGGCGCAGGCACCAAAGTCTTCGGTTCTGGCTTGTCGGCCTTGGTTTCGGCCTTCTTGGCGTCTGTGTCGTCCGTAGTTGTCGCGTCACTCATTTACGGGGCTTTCGTGTAAGGTGTTCCGTCCATATTAAAAATCTTCTTACCGACAACATACACTTGTTTCGTAGACCCGTCAGGGTTTTTAAGGCTGTAAGGCGTAGCGCCCGCAGGAACCGCTTCGGTTTTAGCAGGCTCCGGCTTGGCGGTTTCAGTCTTTGGTGAAACGGCCAATGACGCGGCGCTCGGAGTTGTTGCTTTTTCCGGATGCGCTTTAGCTTCTTTTTCCACTTTCTGTTTATCTTTCGCGTCTTTCTCCGCTTTCACGTAAGCCATAACTTCAGGTGTAAAATACTTATCGCGGAATTTATCTGGAACTTGGCCGCTATATTTATTGTATAGGGGCTCTGCTTTACCGCCCATACCTACACGGTAGGCTGAGATGTTAGATTTTAGCACTTCGTGGCTGAGGCTTGGACTAAACCGACCTGCTGTTTCTTGCCGTTCAGTTTGGCCGCCACCTTCGCCGCCTGTCATGGCTTTGACAACTTCGCCCGCCACAAGCTGAGAAAACGATTCGAAATCCGTAACGCCAACAAGTCCAAACTCTTTAGCATAACGAACGGCTAGTGCGTTTTTGGTCGTTATATCGCTGTTCGTGGGTATGTTATCGACCAATGTCTCCATGGCGTTCAAATGGTTGTTGGCCGTGTCGATAGCGAGCAACGTCTTACCGTCTGCACCAGATTCTAAATTCTTCTCCATGATCTTTGTGTTGAGGAATTTATTCGGGTCGTAGTTCGGGTTCTCTTGTGCGCGCGTGAGAACTTTTCGATAGTTAGGGTCGCGCATCATCGGCCCTGATGTTGCAGGGGGTTCAACGCCTTCAACCAGCGCTTTGTAAAGGGCGTTTTGTTGTTGCGGAGATTCGAAAGCGCTTATGTGTCTCGACGACCCCATGATTTTTTCTTCAATTTCTAGGGTTTTATCAAGCTGCTGAAGTTTTGTTAAGCTGCCCCATTCAGGGTCGTCTTTCAATGCTTCTGTAGCTTGGTGCACCAAGAAGTATTTGTTCATAGAATTTTTGGCGTCAATGTTTTTTTGCTCGACGTCTTCTCTCATCTTTTGCAATTTAACAGCTTCGTCCGGCCCCTTTTTTATAGCTTCCGACATCATCGGGTCTTTCATGGCGGCGGCTAGCGCGGCCACTTTAGCCGTTGCTTCCCGCTCTTGAAGATCGCCTGTGCGGATGGCCAAATCCTCGCGGTGGCGGACGCCAGCCAGAGCGGTATCGTAAGCTTCCCGCTGAAATTTCGACAGTTCTATCGCGTTTTTGGTCTCGGTTTCCCAGACCTTCATTGCTTGGTCGGTCGCGGCTTGGTCTTTGGCTTTGAACCCGTTGATCGCGGCAGTTGCAGCGTTCATAGCCGTGACCATTGGCCTACGTGTCATAAGACCCGCCAAGCCCGCAAAGATCATCGCGGTAGAGCCCCACATCTCTTGCGGCGACGTCATTTTAGGTTCGGGCTTCGGCGGCAAATGCAGCGTAGGCGCGTTAAGCTTCATCGAATCCTTTTCGAGCGCGTCCACTTTCTTTGCGGCTTCCATAGACGCCGACGGCGCGGCAGGCGCTTGTGGCGCAGCCGGAGGTGGTGGCGGTGTTGGCGCTGGGGCAGGCTTTGCCGCTTCTTTCGGCGCGGCAGGCGCAGCCGGTTTAGCAACGGGGCCGGACTTCGGCGCTATTGCGGTTGAAGCCGTCCAGTCTGTCGGAGCGCTGAAAGGAAGTAAGTCGGCCATTGTGTTTCTGCCTTACGCGGAAGTTGTCGGGGTCTTTGCGGGTTGTCCCGCAAGTGCGCCCGCAAACCCTGCAATAGAGTTGGATAGAGCTTCGTCTTGCGATATAGACGTCTTCATCAAATTCTCGTAGATGCCACTCGCCAGATTGCTTTCCTGAATGCCTTGCGACAACAGATTTGACGCAATGTTTGCGCCTTGCGAAACCGTTGTGCTGGCCAAGTTTGCCAAGTCTTGTGCCTCGGCGCTTGACCCGCTCTGCCCGCGAGACGCATATTGCGAACGAATTGTTGCGGCAGCGCTGTCATGTGCGGATTGTAAGCCTGCGGATACGCCGGGCGGCAAAGTGCCTGAAGTCAAATAGCTTTGTAATTGCGTGCCTTGCGCCTGATCTTGCGCGGCTAAAGCCTGAAGTTGCGCGTAATCGGCGGGTTTTTTACTTCCTGACAATGCGCTAGCGGCAAGACCTGCACCTGATAAAAGCATTTTAGGAGTCATTAAATCCGCGCCGAGGCTGCTAAGTTGCGAACCTAAGCTCGTCGCCGCAGGAACCGTAGCGGCAGGAACACCAGATGCGCCAGCCAAGGCCAACGGAGCGCCCGAAGCCCCCAGTGTTCCCGCTGTCGGGAGAGCGGCTGCACCCGCGCCGCCTGCTGCATCGACACCCGCAAGAGACCCCGCAATGTCACCTGCTGCCGCGCCGCCTGCCGACGCTGCGGCTGGAGCAACGCCCGCTGCCGCAGAACCCGCCGCCCCTGTCAAAGCTGAAGTCGCGCCTGTGGCTGCGCCGCCCGTCAAAGCCGAAGCGGCGGGAGCGGCTGTAGCCCCCAAGGTGCCAGCGGCGGTTCCCGCTGCGCTCGCGCCTGTGCCGAGCGCATCAGCCCCAAGCGCCGAAGCGCCCAAACCCGCTGCGGCGTCGGCTGCACCCGTTGCCGTCAAAGCCCCTGCTGCGTCCACGCCGCCGCTGGCAACGCCAAGACCCGTCCCTGCTGCGGCTGCATCAGCACCCGCCGCAGCCCCGCTCAACCCAAGAGCCGACCCAACGTCAGCCGCACCAGCGGTCAATGCTGACCCGACACCAGCCGCACCAGCGGACAGTTCGCTGCCGATTGCGGCGATTGCTGCTTCGATACCCATCAGAGCCTCTTTTCGTAGTTTTCGCCAGTCTTGGCGTAGCCACAAGCCCCAAGGAGGAAAGCCAGAGCCGGATTGGACGTTTTGGTGCCGATGTGAACCACATCGACACCGGCGTTTTTCAGTTCGTTATCCCAGTATGTAACAAAAGACTTGCCCACGCCAGCATTTCGATGTTTCGGGTGCACCCAGACAATATCATTGATCGCCCATTTGTGGCGCTTATAATGAATATGCCCCGGCCTTACAATGAAAGCGGCGTAGCCAATCAGAGCGTTCGTCGCGTCGTCTCGCGCCGTGATAACGGTCAAGATGCCGATACGCTCCGCTGTTTCGTAGAACCCGAAATCGGGGTCTAAGGGAATGTCTTTATGGACGGCAAGTTCTTGCCAATGCTCCATAAGCATTGTCTTTGCATCCGCGATGGCCTTTGTGTAAGGCTCGACACTGAATTTCGTCATCTAAACTCCTAGAGCCGATTCGGCGTAATAGTGTTCTAAATAGTGGAGCCGTATCCATGACGCTAACTGCTTTTCGTCTTGCAAGTTAATGTCCTGAAGATCGGAACTTTGCAGCTTCAAGACGCCGTTCATGTCGCCGTGAAGCTGCGAATTATATTCCAGAAAGTTGTTTATGCTGTCTGGGTTTATCGGGTCTATCGGATAGTCGTTCAAAGCCACATTATACTTTTTCAGTATGCCGGCACGAATCCGGTTGTGGCTGTCGCGGTGATCGAACGCGAAACGGTTCCAATCTTCAGGTGTGTGCGGGATATTTTCCAGCGCAGGCAGCATCACTCACCTGTCCGGTTGCCGTTCCACGCGCCTTTTTGTTCGACCTGTGGTGCGCCCTCGTCCCAGTTCCACTGCTTATTCCAGCCGCCGCCCTTATAATGTGCGGTGCCGTTGACCGTCTGCGACGTGAAACCGGCAGGATGTTCACCCGCCTGAATAAGCTTTTCGAAATCGAGTTTCGGTTGGTTTGGTGTTTTCTTGGCCATGTTTTACTCCTATTGCCCGTAATATGCTGCTACGTCTGTGTAGCCTATGACGAGATTGCCTAAAGTGAAATCCGGTGAATTGGACGACATGCGGATACCGGCAGCACCGAAATAGATACCGCCCATTGACGTTCCCCACAATGGCCAGAACGACGAAGGAGCCTGAAAACTTGGCTGCACATTAAACGTGTAATACACGCCATTTGTCAAGGCTGGGGCGTTCTGGTTGGTCAAAGTGGCAATGCCGGACACTGCCAGCGAGAGCGTTCCGCTAACCCCTGACTGGTTCGGAGAATTGTCTTGCGCTTGCATCCACGTAGACAACGCCTGCTTTTGGATAAACATTCGATCAGTGCCGTAGATTTTTGTGTCTAAGCGCTTCGTCAGATTTGACGAGGGTGTGTTGAACATCGGGTAGAGCTTTGACCCGTCTGTCCCCCAAGCCAGATATTGACTGCCGATTTTCTGCGTGGCTATGGCCGTAAACGACACGCTTTGCGACGCGATTGTCCAATCTTTTTCATTCCACGCCACCATGACATTTCTAGACACGTTCGTGTCGGGGTCTACGATCGTCATAAGACTAAAGTAGTGTTTGACTTCGTGAACCGTGGCGATCGCAGCCGACGGCGTTATCCCGCCGTTGACTGGGAAAACGGCATTGTCGAACACGGCGTCCATCTTGGCCGATATTTTCGTGACCGCTCCGCCGTAAAGACCGTAAACACCGGTTTCGTTCATCAAGATTGTCGAACGGCCAAAATCCTGTAATGAATCGCGGAACGACAACCCGATTTGCGGGTCTACGTTCTGATAGTTATACGTGGTCGTGACGGGCGACCCCGCAGACGTAACGTTCGAAACCACGCTGACCGAACCATCTCCGAAGAAATAAAGGTAGCCGCTCGATTGCCGGACATTGACGTATTTTGTTTGCAAGAACGCGTCGGTGTTAAGCCCCTGCACGCCGCCGTCGGATGTTGCAAAGTCTGTAACAGACCCCGGCGCGCTGACCGAATATAAATTACCTGCTGGGATTGTGGAATACTGTTGCGTTGCGGGGTTGACCAACCAGACTCGGGACAAGAAAGTTTCCATCGCGGAGCCCGACACCCCGTAAGGCATAAGCGACAACGTAGCAGAGGCGGCAGGACTTGCGCCGGGTTGAACGGTCACGCTGGGCGCATTGACGTAGTATTGGCCTGTGCTGGACACCGTGACGGACGCGATAGACGTCGGAACAAAGATGATAGTTGCCCCAGCGCCAGAGCCGCCGCCTCCGCTGAACACCGCTTGCACTGGCGCTGTTATGCCGGAGCCTGCATTGGTAAGCGTAATGGCCGCAACCGAGTTGCCCGCCATTACCGCAGTTGCCGTTGCGCCGCCGCCTGTGTTCGACGAGTTCCCGCCCGTGAAACTTATTGTCGGTGCCGAAGTGTAGTTCGAACCGCCCGCCGTCAAATTGACCGTTGCGATAGATGTCGGCGTTAGAACGGCAATCGCGGTTGCGCCAGACCCGCCGCCACCCGACACTGAAAGCAAAGGAACCGACGTAAACCCGCTGCCGCCGTTCGTAACCGTAACAGAACCGACGCCTGTCGGCGCAAGGGACGCCACGCCGACAGCGCCTGTTCCGCCGCCGAGCGAAAAGCTTACAGAGGGTGCCGAAGTGTAGCCAGACCCCGCATTCGTGATTGTGACGTTTGTTACCACACCGCTGACCGCTGTCGCAGTTGCCGCCGCTCCTGTGCCCCCGCCGCCCGTGAACGTAACTGCAAAAGACGCTGAATAGCCCGTTCCGCCCGATGAGATTGACACGCCTGCGACTGTTCCTGCTGCAAGACGGGCCACTAGAACAGCGCTCGATGCCGTGCTGCCGCCTGTGAACAAGAGCTGCACCACATCGCCCGGCAAGTATCCTGTGCCGGGGTTTAATATTTGAAGTTGAACGACCGACCCGCCGCTGACCGCCGCTTGAACAAGTATTCCTGTTCCGCTGCCGCCAACCGCGATGACACCGGGCGCGGACGTATAGTTAAACCCGCTTGACGTCAGCACCGCGGAGTTTGGCCCTATTGTGCCCGCCCCGTAAAGCAGAGCTCCGTCCCACACCCAATAATCGTTTTGGGTGTTGCGGTTGGAGATAAGGAGATAGGTTGAGCCCCACTGTTTCGCGTAGGGAACGTAGCCTGTGGCGGACTGATAGAACGTGCCCGCGGGCGCGATAGATAACTGCGCGGCAGTCGTCATGTTGAGCTGGACAGCCGACCCGTCAGACAGAAATATTGCGCAATAGTAGCTCGACCCCAGCGTGTAGAACATATAATAAACTATGGTCAAGCCTGTTGGCGCCGTGTAGGCCGAAGTCCCGACGTCCCAAAGCGTGCGCAATTTGCCGTCGCCCAGCTTCACGAAATTCTCGATGTAAGCGAACTCGTTGTCGGCCATTGCAATAGACGACGATTGCGTGTTCATGCCCGAAAACGGAAAAGGCGAATAGGCTTTGAAGCCGGGCGGTAAGCCCAGTTGTTCCGAAGCTTTCTGCGAAAGTTGCGGGTCTCTAGCCATTGCGGCCACCGTGCATCGTCATAGAGGACATTTGGCCCATCACCGTTCTGTTCGCGGATTCGGCCACTTTAACAGACCCCGCCGAGACGCCGAGATCAATCAGCGTGTCCAGAAGCAAAATAAGTGTGGCTGTCGTAACCTTCGATTCAACGTCGCGTGAATCCAGCCCTGCGCGAACAGTGCGGGCGAGCGACAAAACAGAAGCCGTGCGGTCGTGCAGCATCAAACATTCCTAAAGTAGTAAGAAGGCGCTTTTCCTCGGTCAGCCGAAACACGGGCGACGCCCATGCTATCCGCAAACGTGTCTTCCATCATCTGCGCTTGCGCAAAACGGTTCGACGACATATAGCACAGTTTGGCTGCGCCGAATTTAATTGCATCGCTGAACCCTTCGGGTATGACGTCATAGTCGCTGTCGGTGTTCAGATTAGCGGGTGATGCGAAGACGTCAAGTTCGATTTCACCGACCTGAGACGGGACAGGAAACATCCAGATTTCGCCTTGCGGCCCGTCGTTGTAGACCGACCAAACCGAGGGGTAAGACTCGTTTAGCACCGCGTAAGCGCGGGCGTAAGCCTGTAGATCATCCCAAGGCATCCAGTCTAAGGTAGGTCGAGACGCGCCGCCCCAGTTCACCGAACAGGCGATTGTATCTGTGACCCGATCTGTTCCGGCGTGCTGGGCGCGAAGTTGCGGGTTGAAAAACCCTGCATACGGGTAACGCTCGACACCAGGAATGGTCATCATCGCGTTTTGCACAGCCCCGACAACCCCGACGGGCGTTGTCGGAGACGCGGTGAAATCTGCGCTGAAGTTGTTGTTAAAGTCGCTGGTCAGACCCGTTGTTGATGAGGACTGCGGAAAAGCACCGGGCAAGCTTCCGGGCTGCGCACCGCCCGGTATGAGAAACCCCGGCTGTGTGCTGGCGCCAAAGGCCGACTGCCCCGTAATAAGACGGCGAACGCAGCCGGTGCGGCGCGCGCATTCGGTTCTGGCCTCGTTTATCCACCGAATCATCTGGGGCTTTGACGTGAACGTGAAACTTGAATCGTTCATCAGCGCCGCAGTGTCGTTCAGATACATACTTAGAAGCATGGGGTCGCCTTAAAATGAAAAATCCCGCGCCCGCTTTATCCGCAGGCGCGGGATTACATTACCACATATCAGACAGAATTAAATCTGTGTAAGGTATGTTGCACCGTTTGCGCCGCCCATTGTGAATGTCACGACGGGGGCAGTGGTGATGATGGAGGCGGTCGGAATGACAATCGGAGTTGGAACCGAAGTGTAGATACCGCCGTCGTAAATCACCTGACCTGTTGCTGTAATGCCGGCACCGGAGATCGGGGCTTTAATATCGGCAGCACGGGTGTTGACCCAGTTAGACTGCGTGGTGGTGTTCACATAAGCCGAAGCTGTGGTTGGGAACGCATCTTCTGCTGTGATACGTGCAACGGAGCCCGCCAGACCTGCGCCTGCTGTGCCCGCTGCGTAAGCAGTGATTGTCCAGCACATGATGCCGGTTGCCGCAGCCGAGGTGCCGCCGCCGCCCGCGAAGGACAGAGTAGGCAATGCGGTCAAACCGCCCTGACCGTGGTCAGTGCAGAGAAGACCTGTGATTGTGCCCGCACCTGTCAAAGTGGTGATAGCCGCCGCGTTGTAACCAGTCGGGATACCGTTCACGCCTTCGCGGGGGTCGTTCACGAAAGTGATGATTGGAGGCGAAGCATAACCCGCACCCTGATCGGTCACGGTGACAGAAGTCACAACACCGGAAGTCAAAGTGGCATAGGCTGTTGCCTGAATGCCGCCTGCTGGCGGGGCTGCAATCTGCACGGCTGGCGCGTAGGTATAGCCAACGCCGCCGTTTGTCACGGTGACAGTGGTGTTAATCGCGCCGCCGACGATGGCCTTCCAGATCGAGCCGCCCGCCGAAGCGGTCACAACCGGAGCCGAAATGTAACCCGAACCGGCGTTGGTGATGAGAGCGCCGACGAGTGCGCCTGTCTGGTTGGCAACGCGGTAGTTTACACCATCAGAATACTGATACTGGATGGAAGCGCCGTCGCCGCTGTTACCGACAGCACGCCACGTTGTCGTGATCGGGTCATATTGCTGAATGACGTGATACTTGCTCAAGACCATAGCATACCAGCCTGCTGGTGAAATGATCTGAACCTGTCCGGCATTCAAGTTGTAGACGTTAGAAACAACACCTTTAAGGGAAGGTGTAAGACCGCTACCTGAAAAAAGACCCATAGTTCAATACTCCTTAAAGAACGGCGGGCGAGGTGCCCGGAACGTTGGGCCATGCGGCGCCAGTGATGTTGGTGATCTGAGCACCGGATGAAGGCTTCGCGCAAACCAGATCGGCTGCGGAGATGAGCACGCCAATGTCTGAAATCTGGCCTACCGCGATCTGGCTTTCAAAGCCGGAGAAGGTCATAGGCGCGTATTCCGACATATACAGGCCGGTGTAGCGGCTGTTTACGACGATGCAGGTTCCGAGTGGGCAGAAGGGGTCTGGGAAGATCGGAGTATCGAGAACGCGGATAGCGCGGAAGCCCGCATTGACCGCATCTTCTTTTTCGTAGATCGAACGAGGCTTCGTGGTGAACATTTCGAGCGACATAAAGTCGGTCATCAGTTCCGCCCAGTTGGCAGGGTTCATGACAGCGTAGTCCGGAGCTTCGCCGCCTGCACCAGCCTGAATGCGGGTGAGAAGCTGCGCCATGCCAACGCGGGTTGTCGCCGCTGCGCCGGTGTTGTTGATAAGCTGGCCAGACCAGAACGAACCGGGATTACGAGCAATGCCGCCGTAGGACGGGACGTTGGTGCCGTCGTCGTAAGCCTGCGTCAAAGAATCCCACATCTGCGGGTTTGCGTAGTTGTTGCTGTAGAGCGACTGCGCGTAAGCCTGCTTGATGACCACGGCAGCGTCAGACATGACGGCGCGCAGCTTGGGGATAACAACTTCGGAGGACTGCAAGATTGCTTCCATGCCGAAGAATCCGATTGGCACCATGCCGAGCTTCAAGGAGAACTGGGCGTTCTGGATTGCCGCCTGATCTTGCGGCATCGGGAAGTCACCCGCAAAGCTGCCCCAGTTGAAGGAGACGAAAGAAGAACCCTGAACCGGAACGGTAATCTGCGATACACCGCCGCGAGCGGCCTTCGCATTGGCCATAAACAGGCTCAATAATGGGTGTGACTGGTAAACTTGGACGTAGACGCTTGGCAAAAAAGCCCGGCGTGTGATGGCTGCAAGTTGGGCTCCTAACGCCCCAGAGGGCGTAATGCCCGATCCGGTCAAGGTGCCAACAGGTGATGTTGGGTATGCCATTAGGCGACTCCTTCAAATATTTCAGTTGCCAAGGCGTGAGGAGCCCTGTATTGATAGTTAGTGCCAATCAACCGGAGTAAACCATGCCGACGGACGTTATTTGCCAGCAATGCGACAAAACTTTTACAACTACTAATCGGTTTGCCCGAGAAGGAAGAAAATTTTGCAGCAAAGACTGCTATAGGGCTCATGAAAAAGTGCATGGGCGACCTAACTCTACTGTCACACCTATCGCTTTCGAGTGCAAAGAGTGTAGCAAACCGTTTAGCCGCAATCCAGGAGAACTGAGAAGTTACCGTAAATTGCATGGCAAAGACCCTATCTACTGCTCGATTGATTGCAGCGGAAAAGGCCGAAGATTTAAACCTGAAAATTGGCAAAGATCGTGCGATCAATGCGGAAAAGACGTTCCCGTATTCATAAGAACCGACGGCTACATAAACACCAAAAAGTTTCTTTGTAGTGCGGTATGTAAAAGTATGCGGCGAAGAATACAGATGCAAGTTGCCAACAAAGATCGCGTTCCCGTTCCTGTCTTGGCTAGACACGGGTATATGCGTATCACCATTACTGGGGTAGACGGAGCCCCTTCCCGAAACGTTCTCGAACATCGGTATGTCATGGAGCAGCATATCGGACGTGAGCTTCGTAAAGGGGAGACTGTTCACCACGTCAACGGGAATAGAGCCGACAACCGGATTGAAAACCTTGAACTGTTCCTGAGTAACCACGGCCCCGGTCAGCGCGTTTCCGATCAAGTCGGATTCGCTATAAAAATCCTCACCGACTACGCGGATTTCGCGAGTCGGCTTGGATTCAAACTGATTAAGGCCAAAGATTGACATCAGCCGCCCATCGTTTCGCGGACATAACGATCAGGGTCACGAACAAATTCGCTCAACTGTTCATCCATGTAGCGCTGTGGGTCGCGGTGCAGAGAGGCCATGTTCTCGTCTGCCTTCTGCGAACCGTAAAGGTTCAAAGACTGCGGCCCGAATGTTGGCCCGTCCACGCGGACAGGTGGTGTCTTGGACGCAACCCACGCAGCGGCGGCTTCGGGGTCGGAGTAGTTGCTTGTCGTCTTCATGCGTTCGACCATCTTGTCGAAGCCTTCTTCCGTCAAGTTGTAGCTCTTTCGAGCGTCTTCGAGCGACGCCTGAAATGTCTTTTTCTGAACTTCGTTTTCGCGGTCTTCGTTTGCCTTGCGTTCGGCAGCACGTTCTTCACGAATAGCTTTCAACTCTGCGGCAAGCGCGTCTTGGCCTGCTTTCAACGGGGCGACAATCGGCGCGAATGCTTCGCCGGTCGTCTTAACATCATCCCATTTGGCCTTAGCGGCCTTCTGGATTCGTTCACCGATTTCGCCGTCATGCCAGAGCGTCTCTAGGAGCTCGGCAGCGCGAATTTGGGCAGCAGTTGCTTCAGCCATGATTCAACTCACTTCTTGTTTTTGCCGCCAGCAGATGTGCCGACGTGATCGAGAGAACCGGGGCCTTCAGAAGCCGCCTTTGGCAAACCGGCTTTGTTAGCGCCGATGCCCATTGTCTCGGTATTAATATAAACCATAAGGCTGTCGTCTTTTTTAACGTCGCTTACGTAGGGTTTTGGAAAACGGTCGGCCATGTCTTTGTCCTTTATTCGCCCATTGGCGATGGCATGGGCGGTGCGCCCAGCATCGGTGGTGCTTGGGGTGGTGTGCCCTGCGGCATTGCTGCCGCAGCGTTCGGATTGGTCTTGGCATTGCGTGCCAATTCCATGAGCTGCTGAATAATGGCGGACTTGTCGCCACCTTCGGTTCCGCCCTTGTCCATGTGCTTACTGATGTCAGTGACAGCTTTAAGAACGGCGGCGTGCATCGGAGTTCCCATAGGGAGCTGCGGAAGGGCTTTCTGTAGGGCTTCAAGCGCAGTGTGAACAAGGGCTGTGCCCTGTGCCGCTGCGCCCGCCATTGGGCCACCCGTTATCGCGGGGCCGGTTCCGCCCATGCCGCCTGCTGGCGGATGAGCACCCATGCCGCCCATCGGGGGAGCGCCTGAACTTGGTATTGGCATTGGAGGCAAAGCCACGTATGATAATCCTGTTGTAAAGGCGGGGGTCGTTAAACCCCCGCCAATTTATAACCGGCAACCTTTGCTTTCGCAAAGATTACTTGCGGCCCTTGCGGCCCTTGTGACGAGCGTCGAGAACTGGCAGATTGGTCATAGGAGTCTCCAAAGTTTGAGTCCATGCGCGAAGGTTTTTCGCCCACGACGAGCGAGACTTGCCTCAACTCGTGGGGCTAGATTACTCTGGATTTGGACAGTCTGTCAATATATGCTGCTATTTAGCTTCGCTAAATCAATATCATAGGATGGTATGACGTGAGAATACCCAGACGAGAACTGACTAAATTCGTGCGAGAGATCGCTGACCAGTGCATGTCATCACGCACCGACCGGACAAACAGGGGCGTGTTTTTCAACAGCTACGCCACAATTGGTTCGGGGGACGCGGGGACTCCGGCCATGTTCAACAAGACCTTTTCGTCTCTGGACGATCTGGAATCCTTGTTGTTTTCGCCTGTGGCCTTGCGGTTTCACATTGGCGACCCAGACGTGCCGAACATCATAAACGAGGCCAAGGGTCGTGCGGCGGCGTCCCGCATCCGGCAGTATTGCCGACAGGCGGACGCGGACTCTTTGATTTCGCAAGCGGTCGGATGTAGCTTGGTCAAAGGTCTTGGCATCACCAAGCAGATGTTCAAAGATAAAGAATTTTCGGTTCATCTCATCGAGCCGGAAGATTTCGGCGTTATGCGCGAGAACCACACAAAGCTTGATAAAGACATGGAGGGGTTCTGCCACTCCATGATGATTACGAAACATCAGTTTGACCGGCTGATTGCCAACTCGCCCGACGAAGCCGAGCTGCGCAAGAAAGGCCGACGCTACATGAAAGAATCGGCGGGTGGCCTTACCGGCACGTCCGGTTCTGCCATGAATATCGTCGTAGGCGGCATGTATCCGTTGCAAGCTGGCGGCGCGGGCGGTTCTGTGACGCGCGGCGTTGTGGACTGGATGAGCCAACCAAAGCCGTCTGTCTCGCCGCAAGTCGAGCAGCAGATGATGGAGCTTATGGAAGTCTGGATTTGGGATGACGAGCGCGACGACTGGGCGACATTCCAGTTGATCGGAGACGACATTCTGTTGCTGGGGCGCTATTCTATTATAAACGCTCTGGCCTATGACCCGAACACGCGCGTCAGCTCGCCGCCGTTGAAGGGTGTGCACCCGTTCAACACGTTCTGCTCAAACCCTGTGCCGAATTATTTCTGGGGTAAGTCGGAAGTGGCGCAGTTGATTATGCTGCAAGAAGCTATCAATTCCCGCATCGTCGGGACGAACAAAATGTTGCGCAAGCAGGAAGAACCCGCAACGAAGTTCATGGGTTCGAACGGCGTAAACCAGACCGTGTTAAGCCGTCTGAATAAGCCGGGCGGATACTATTCGGATTCAAACCCGAATGCCAAGGTCGAACGCGACATAACCAACATCCCTCAAGACATTTGGGCGTCGTTGCACGAGTATGAGCGCATGTTCGATGAAATGATGGGCTTGCCGCCGATTGCAAAGGGCCAAGGCGATGCGGGTGTCCGGTCGGGCAATCATGCGGAAACGCTCATTCGAATGTTTTCGCCGCGCTTTAAAGATCGCGCCCTGCTGGTTGAACGGGCGGTCGAAAGCTTCGGCGCTTTGACGCTGGATTTGGCGCGCGCTCACGTTGACCGGAAGCTTATCGCTTGGGTTCCGGAGAAAGCGGCGGGGATGGAGTTCGTAACACCAAAGGCCGAACTGGAACTGTTGATACCCCCAGCCCCCGGCATGGTGCCTGTATTCTTTCAGTTCGCGGACTTGCCGGACGATGTAATCTTGACCGTCGATTCGCATTCGTCATCGCCTGCATTCTCGAACGAAGCAAAGAACTTGGCTTTCGATTTGCTGAAGGTCGGCGCAATGTCGGCTTCGGAATTGGTCGAACACGTAGACGTGACCGACCCGGACGAGTTGCAAGCGGGTATTACGCGCCGCGAAATTGCAAAGGCCGAAGCGGTTCGACACGCGGAAGAAATGAAACTCAAAGCCCACCAACACCCCGGCAAAAAGTAGAAACAAAAAAGCCCCGAATTGCTTCGGGGCTTTTTCTTAGCGTCTCTGCCCGCCGAGCGGTTCGGTTCGTAATACGCGGAGCGGAGACTGACCGGGCGCTGCGGTCTGATTCCCAAGAACCGCTGTTGGTGCGACCGCCATTCCGCGAAACGCGCCTGCGATTGCGCGCTTGCCGAGGGCTGCGGCTTGCTTCGACGAGATGCCGCGTGCCTTCAAGCCTTCAGTGCCGAAATACCCGTCTGCGGCGGCTTGCTGCGCGGGCGGCAGCTTGGGCGCCATACTTTCGCCGTGCCGGATACCATCGCGCAAATTTGTCATCTGGAAGTCCTCCATGACAATCTTTGCGGTCTCGTCGATCGCTTTGACGACGACATGCGTTCCGTTTTGCGCGGGCGCTCGGCCTTCTTCGATCATCTTGGCCATGCGTTCGACCTGTAAGCGCAGTTCGGCCAGTTCTGACTTGTCAGCGCAGGACTTATTCGGGCAAGGCGGGTCGTTCTTTGGCACAGCCTTACAGACGCGGGAATAGTGGTGGCCACACTTCTCGCACTGATAGTTGACCTTGTATTTCACTTTTTCCATAAACTCGGTCGGCTCGATCATTTCTGACTCCAGCATCTTCGTCGTCATCGCACTGCCTTCACTTCGTTAATGATAGTCGGGTCTGCTGGCCACAGCCAGATTCGTTGCCGTTCGTCCTGCACTTTGAACGAGGTCAGCGCCATGATAGATGCACGCGTCGGGTCTGCTGCCCAGAGAGCATCCCAGAGTTTGAGGCCAAGCGTTACGGCCATTTTTGCCGACATGCGCGTTATCATTCCGAAATCTTTTTATATCCGAGAGGTTCAAAACCGATCTTTGCCCCGCCCGCGTTGCGGCGAGCCCAGAAGCTTGTTGTCACCCATGACGTTTTCCCGAACGTGCGCGACGTGCGCCAGACACCCTCATAGAAATCGTCGCCGTTCGACGTAAGGAACACCGGAGCGCCGTCATAAGGGTATTCGCCCATAGACGCTACCGGAGCGGTGGGGAGGTCGAGCCAGTCCACGGCTTCTCCTGTCTTTTCGGTTTTTGTTTCTTCATCAAACAGGCTTTCAGCTTTTGTTGGCTGAACCTTCAATACCACATCTTGCGGCATTTTGAAATTGTGCTCTTTGGCCATGTTATTTTCCTAAAGTTATAGACCTTGGTCAGACATCCAGCGCGGAGTTGTCGGTTCTTCGTCGCGCTCCATTTCTTCCTGAGACCGAAGAAAGTTGAACACGATAGAGTTTACGACGGTGCTGATTTCTGTTGCGTTGCCGGCTTCTTTTTCCATGACGGATTCATAAGTCATGCCTTGCGCCAGCATGTCTTTGCGAATCCAGTCCAGCCATGCGCGAGTAGCGAGCGCCATTGCAAACACGCGGTCGTCTTTGGCGTTCGGGTCGCGTGACTCTGGTGCGCCGATTTCGCCGTCATTAACAACAACGATGCTCATCTCGCGCAGCAACGCAACCGATCTTATCTCAAGCTCGTTGCTAACGTAGGTGCCGCGCAACTGGTGCATAATCATTTGCTTGGTGCGCCAGTTCGTCTCGAAGTTGGCCATATATCCGGCACCGAACGAATCGGGGCGGTGGTATAGATACCAACGCGCCTGACCGGCTGCGTCTTCCCACCCCTTTGCCGCTGTCTTACCGGCGTTCATTTCGACGGCAAGAAGCTGGCGCAGATGGTCAAATTCAGGCATAATCATCTGCCCCGGCCCGCCGAGTTCGACGTTGACCATGCAGTTGCGATAAGCCGCTGACAGATGAAACAGAACCCAAGTCGCGTGCTTTGTTTCCACATCTGCGGTCACATACTCGGCCACTTGCACGAGCTTGTCGGCAAAGCACCGAAAAATAATTATTGCATGGCCATCTTTATGGTCGTTTCTGCCGTAGGCTGGGTCGAACCCGATGACGTATTGCGCGCCCTCTACCGGTTCTTCCCAGACTTTCAATTCAACTTGCGAAATGTCGTCGCGGTCTGGGTCAAGTTCAATCATTTTGAAGTTGAAGAAATCTCCGTCCACTTCGTAGCGATAGCCCTTGTAGACCATGCCGCTTTCCAGAATGCGCTTGGTGTCCTGTGTGACCATGCGCGTTTGAAAGAACGAATAACCCGTCATAACGAACGCTTGGTCGTGCGTCCACGGCTGGTTCTGCTCAAGCAAGTCTTGCTCGGCTCCGGCGTTCTGGCCTTTCCAGCGTATCCATGCGAGCTGCTCTGCGGTGATCTTGTGCCCGTAGAGGCGTGCAACCGTCGCAATCAGGTCGCGTTCATCTGGTGCGGGCGGGTAAGAGTAAGCGCTGAATCGCGGGTCGCTGCGGCGCAGAATGTTGGTATCGCCTGCCCACCAGCCCACGAAGAACGAACGCTGGGTCAGCGTGGCGTTCAGCCCGTCAACCCAGCGGGTGCGCCAATGGTTGAACCCCTTAGCCGTGGATTCGTAAATGAATAAGCGGCTGGGGTTTTCCTGCGCAAACCCTTCTTCCAAAGACTTCAGACCGTCCACGCTGCCGTAAGCGGCGGTCTCGGTCAGATGTGCGAACGTGTAACCGATACCCTCACCCCAAGACGTGCCCTTGTTCTTGGTGCCCGCAACCAAGAGATCAAGCCGCGCGCCATTGGAGAAAACAATCTGTTTCCGGTTCGACGTTACGATCTTGAACGCGTCACCGAAATAATTTTCAGGAAACGATTTGACATAGTGCTCGATCAGGCTTCGGTTGGCCAGACTGTTCTTTTCCGTATCCGTCACCAGACAACCGATGATATTCGGGTGCATGGCCAACCAGAACACGTCAATCGCCAGAGACACGGTGGTAACACCGAGCTGGCGAGACTTTAAACAGTTGAACGAGTGAATGCCGTTATCGAGCCCCGAACCGACTTCCTGAATAAACCGGCGTTGGCTTTCCCAAAGAATGAGCGGCGAGCCGCGTTCGTCCTGTGTGTTGGACTCTTTTGACTTGATACGAATGTCACCGATGAAAGTTTCAAACAGCTTCAGCCATTTGTTCGAGGACACGGCCATTATTCAAGCCCCATTTTGCTGCGGAACGTTGCGGGCTTTTCCACAACAGGATTTATCTCGAACTGCGGTTCGGGCTGGTCTTCGGACGGTGCAAACTTGCCCTTCATCGCCTGAAGGCGCTCGGCCCGCCATGCTGTAAACTCATCGTCGCTCCACGCGTAGAGCGTCTTACCGGACAGGTCATCGGCGCGCATCATCAGCGGAACCCCGTTGACCAGAGTCAACGGTAAGAAAATGATAAAATCTTCCATCGTGAAGTTCATGCGCGCGCGCCTGCCACTATGCTGGCGGCAAAAATAACCATCACGACAAACCAAACAGCCAGAACAGTAGCAACCGATGCGATACGAACAGAATACCAGTTTTTCATTTTACTTTTCCGGTTTAGGGGGTTTCGCGGCGCGGTGCATACCTTCTTCGATAAACAACCTTGCAAGTGAAGTCGGAGAGACTTTGAGCGCTTTTGAAAACTCTTTCAACCGAGACAGCATGGCTTGCGTCACAGGGACGGTGATCTTTTCGCGCAGAGCCTCATCGCCCTTTGTTTTATAAATTCTCGGCATGACGCGTCCCGTTCACTGGAGAAAACCTTCATGCGGGACGCGGTTTTCTTGCAATTTCAACACTTCGTCCACCATGCGTTTCGCGTTTACGCCTTCGTTGAAACCTTTAACATACGCGTCGTCCACGCAACGACGGCGGTAAGTTTCAAGTAATCGCGCCTTCTGGTCAAACTTTACATGAAGCATGTCCACGATGACGGCTGAGGCGATAAGCCCCAGCGTCACACCAGCAGCGTAGGCGGAGAGCCAGAAGTTCACTTTGAGCCCTTGGCTTTAGCTTTACGCTGCACATCTTTTGCAATCGCCACGGCCTGTTTAACCGGCTTGCCGGACTTAACTTCCATAGCGACGTTTTTCTTCATGTCTTTTTCGGATTTGGTTTTCTTCAGCATGGCTTTCCCCTGAGTTGAACTGGCCAAAATCAGATTGCGTTGACCATCGCAAGCAACATAGCACGCATTTGTGGTTCTGTGACCATACCCGTATGTGCTTCCGGCAGATGATAATCTATCAACGCGCGGAGAGTTTCCTTGCGAGCGCCAAACACTTCGGTCAGCTTTTCATAAAGCCGGTCGTTGGACTCTGGCATCGCCTTAGCAGGCTTGCTTTTGGCGGGCGCGTCTTCGAACACATCGTTGCTCATAGAATTTCCTTGAAATAAAAGGCGGGGTTCCGTCGTAGCTCGGAACCCCGCAAGGACGATGCGCGGGGAGGAACGCGCATCGAAACAAAAAGGGGAAGCTCCGTTGCTGCTTGCGCAGACTGCCGAGTTGTTCTTCCCCTTACGCCGCAGCCTCTCCACGCAATCGGGTCTTGGCTTTGGCAATCCGTCGGGGCTTTCAACCCCACAAGCCCCAACCTACTTGATAGGATAGTATGGTGTCAAGCCCGTAAATTACGAAATTGTAATCGGCTCCGTTGGCGTCTGACCTATATTCAACATCGCCACGTAATCCGCCATTGCGCTTGCGAAAGTCTGGAACTGGGCAGGCGATGTGAACATCCGCACGGCGCCGTTGGAATCATACCAAGGAAAAGCGGCTTGGCCTGCGGGGAATTTCCCGTTGACCTGAATGTAAAGGCTCGTCGCCATCATGTCCTGAATATGCGCCGTGTCATACAAATACGTCGAATTAAGTGCGGGCGTGCTGGTTGAATTGACCTGCACGAAGTTTACCGGTGCGGCGTGCGCGGCTTGCCACGCCGCCACTTCGGCGTCTGTTGCCTGCCGGTCGCCAACTCGGCAATCACCCTGATAGATAGAACCGTCTTGCGTGTTGAGAAAATAGATCATGTTACCAACCCCTTGTTGCGATTACGCGGTAAGACCAATTTGCGGCTGTTAAAGCAAAAAACGCTCCGCTTGTCTTAGTCAACGCCGCAAAAGAATTTGAAGATGCTGTTGTAAACTGGCTAGTATTCCTGCTCGAAGCAGGAGAAAACGGCGCCACGTATGGAGCGGTATATGTGAAAGGGACAATTTCATCACCGACCGAAAAACCGCCTTCTGTTGTTATGTTTTTTACGTGCAGTGTTATATTGTGCGCGGCTATTCCTAGATTAGAGTTCTTGCTTACAGATGTTGAAACGGCGGGGAGTGTTGCAATATACCCGCTGTCGTAATAGCCGAGATACTGATAAGCGACCGTGCTTGTAACCGCAGACCCGCTTGTTACAGCTTCACCCACGAACACCACGTTGACCGCAGATGCTGTTGAGCCGTTGCCCAAGAACATTTTCATTTGCGAAATATCAAACGTGTATTGACCCGACGTGACCGAGATTGTCCCGCCGTATTGGTAAATTGGCACTAACGCCGTGCTTAATGTCGTCAGCGCGCCGCCCGATACTGTCACGCCCAAAAAGTCTGTGGTGGACGCTGTTAAGCTTGACCACGTTAGGTTGGCTGTGCTGACGCCTACGTTATCTACGTTACCCGAAGACCCAAACCCGCCCGCAGATGAAACGACAAACGAGTTAGCACCCGTCGATATGTTCTGCGACGTAATGGCCAAAGACGCCGATGTTGCGGGTAAGAAGGTTGGCGTTCCGCCGCCCGGCCCGCTTTGCACAGACTGACGAACGCTCGTGACGGTGCTTGAACCGCCCGTGATAGAGTTACACCCGAAACCCGTTCCGCTTGTCCACGTCAACGCGCTGGTGCCCGTCGAGCAGCTTGGAACCGCAAGCGCAGTCGGAGACGCAGTTGACCCTGTTCCGTTACCCGTAACCGTGTTAGCCGCTTGCGTTGCTTGGTCGGCCAGTGTCACCAGACCCGTTGCTGTAAACGACCCTGTCACCGTCGTTCCCGATTCCGTGGGCGACGTCAAAGTCGGAGACGTGGCCAATACGATCGAGCCCGAACCCGTAACCGTATTGCCCAGCGCCGTCACAGTGCCGGACGTCGGCAATGTTAACGAGGTGGTGCCCGTTGTGGTCAAAGTTGTGTTGAACGCACCCGAAGTCGTCAGGTTCCCGCCCAGAGACACCGCTTTACCGCCGATCGAACCGACCGTTGTTGCCAAAGACCCAGCCGTGTTGGTCACGTCGCCGGTCAGTGCCGGCATCTGCGAAGCTACCAGCGTTGTTTCGCCGCTAACAACAGTGCCCGATGAAGCGTAATAGGCAAGCTGCCCCGCTGTGCCACTGCTGACTGTTCCCGAACCGCTGCCTGTGATCGTGTTGCACCCGAATCCGGTTCCGCTCGTCCAGATCAAAGCATTGGTTGCACCAGCGCACGAGGGCACCGCCAATGCGGTTGGTGTTGCAGCCGAAGCCGTTCCGTTGCCTAAAATAGTATTGGCGTTTTGCGAAGCAAGATCGGTCGTTGTTATGAGGCCCGGCGCAGAGAAAAACCCTGAAGCCGACGCGTTGGTCAGAAGCGGCCCCGCAAGAGTTGCTCCTGAATTTAGAACAATCGAGCCTATGCCCGTAACCGTATTGCCCAGCGCCGTCACAGTACCGGACGTCGGCAGCGTCAGCGTCGTTGTGCCCGTCGTTGTCAAAGTCGTATTGAACGCGCCGGACGTCGTAAACGAGCCGCCCAGCGACACCGCTTTACCGCCGATTGAACCAACCGTTGTCGCCAAAGACCCAGCCGTGTTGGTCACATCACCAGTCAACGCAGGCATTTGCGAGGCCGCAAGCGTTGTCTCGCCGCTTACCGCCGTTCCGGTAGACGCGTAGTAGGCAAGTTGACCAATCGTGCCGCTGTTGACCGTGCCGCTACCGCCGCCCGAAATCGAGTTACACCCGAAGCCCGTGCTGGTCGTCCACGTCAAAGCGCTCGAAGCTGTCGAGCACGACGGAATCGCAAGCGCGGTCGGTGTTGCAGTCGAAGCCGTCCCGTTGCCCAAAATCGTATTCGTGGCAAGCGACGGAAGCTGCGCCAAAGTCGTTTGGCCTGTCACAGCCGAGAACGGCGGAGCAATCGTAACCGACCCCGCCGCCGTCAACAAACCCTTACCGTTGACCGTGAAGGTCGGCGCTGCCGTTGCAGACCCGAACGAACCGACGTTGCTGTTGACGGTCGAGAGCGTCACCGCACCGGTGCTGGCGACAATCGTCGCATCGCCGGATGCCGTAAATCCTCCGAACGCTCCGGCGTTGTTATACTGAATCTGACCCGAACTGCCGCCCGGCGTTCCGCCACCACCCCCAGCGGGCGTCGCCCATGTCCCGTCGCCGCGCCAAAATGTCGTAGAACTTGCGCCACTACCGCCGTTTAACGCCGCAACTGGAATGTTGCTGGATGCCGTCGCAGCCGACGACCCGTTCGCATAAACGTATCCGGTCAGTTGCGGAAGCGCGACCGCGTTCCCCGACGTGACCGTGATCGCATCTGTGGCCGAACCATTGGCCACTATGTGCACCGCGTTTGCACCGGTCGTCCCCAAAGACAAGTCGCCAGACGTCGCGGCCAAGAACGTTGCGTTCGGCAAGTTCAAGCTGCCGACACCAACGAACCCGGAGCTGTTTATTCCGAAGTCGCCAAAATAGGACGACGCTGTGCCCAAGTTGTTGCTGACAATGTAATCCGCCGACGCCGACGTTCCAGCGTTCGAGTTGGAAACGACCTGCTGCGCATAACTGTTCACGTTCGAATTGAACGACGCAAAAATGTTCACGTCACTATACGGCAGTATCCCGTAAGACAGCGCCCCCGTCGGAGAGGCCGAGCTAATAACCCCTGTCAGACCAAGCGTGGCGAAACTGATTGGCCCAAGAAAGTTGTTGGTTCCTGTCCAGTTGTTCGTATCGGCCAGAAACCCTGTGCTGGCGAGCATCTGGGCATTGAAGCTGTTCACCATCGGCCCGGTAATACAGCCGTTGCCGCACGACTTAAACTCGGCGTTGTTGACAGTCGTCAGAGCCGACCGCGTGGATTGCGCCTGAAGGGGCTGGGTGAACAGCGTTAAGGCCGCTGCTATGGCCATCATCGGTTTGATAAAGCGCATGGTGGTTTCCGGTGGTTAAGACTGGAGGCACCATAGCACGGTTCGATTTAAGGGGAAACAGGCGGGTTGAGCGGCAATTTTTATACAAGTTGTATCGTTAAGGCGTTGCTTAATACAGGCTGTATCTATGCGGCGGTTATGCGGCGGTTGTTGCGGCGTTCGAGTAGGTGGTGACGTGTTTCGGTTAAGTGTTTGAAAAAATTATATTATTTGGCATTTTTTCTGGGGGCATTTGGCAGTGGGGCACTTTAAAATAAATCCCGAAAGCCCAAAACGGTTTGGAAAACGCGGTTTTCCGGCCCGAATCCGCCCCGGCGGGGCCGCTGGCGCCCTAGCAGGCTGGGCCGCGTCGCTGGCGCTGTGTCTTTACGGTATACGCTGGGTGGGACGCCGGGCGGTGTGTCTTTGTCGTGTGTTTTAATGCCGAATGTGTCGCATAAATAGCAGGGGCCGTTATGCGACATTACCGGGCAACGGCTGGGCGCTGGCATCGGCTGGGCGCTGTTAAACTGTGGAACGGCTGGGCGGGTGCGGCTGGGCGGGCGTCACGGCGTGCCGGTTGGCCTCATTTCCTGCTGGCACGGTTTGAGAGTTTTTAAAATTAAATTGTTCGTGAGGCGCAACACCTCAACGCGTGAGACAGATTGTATATTGAACCTTTGCCGCTGATTGGCTGTTGCTAGCCTCGGTCCCGAAATCCCTTAGCGTCACCTGCTGGCATCGCCGGTGCTTTATCACGCGTAACCCGTGGCGTCGTTATTGTCTCGCCAATGGTGAGGGCTGGCGCTGTTTTTTTGCGCAACGCGTCCAGCCGACGCGCCGACGCGCCTTCTAGTCCGCGCTCTGCTAGCCTGATTTTGCGATTCGTGCGGGTGTGCCACGCGCGCTCAAGTTTGGGCGTTATATCGGACAAAACGTCCTTTATATCAGTCCTATGCGCCGCCCATGTTGGCCTGTGCGCCATTGCGAGCAATGCGAGCGCTACGTCCTGCTTAGGCAACGGCCTGCACTCGCTATGCCAATAAATCATGATAACGCGCATAAGCATCCCGTAGGCGGCAACCGGGAGCGCCTGTGCAACGGGATGATCTAACACGTCCTCGATCGGCAATGGCGGGATGTGGCGGCGTCTGGCTGTTTGCATGGTTATTTTTAGCACGCACAAAAATAATCTCAAAATGTCAAACAGATTGTTTGACATATCCGGGGGACAGTATATTTTAAAACACATCAACAACGCAACGAGGCAACAAAATGACTAACACCGGAACCGCAACAGTAACAACCCTGCGCATCGCCGCTGTCGAATCCTGCGACGTGCTGCGCATCGCATTGCGCGCCCACTATGGCACGGACGCAGAGGCGATGCGTTACGTGATTTTAGGTGACCACGAAACCGTATTAGAGTCGTTTGACTCGTATCAGGCCGCAAATCGCTGGATTGTTGGATATACGCGGGACGCGTCCGGCTGGGAGTCTATTAGCATTTACGAAAACACTAATGAGGGCCGGGAACTGGTTTTTGAATTTTATATGGGTGACGTCGATGCTGAATAATTTGCGCGCCGTGGTGGCGTTTACCGTGATGCTGGCGGCTGTTGGTGGCTGCGGTGCGGTTATTGCAATTTCATTTTTTATGTGAGGGTTTCAAAATGTCTGATGTTTATACGCAAAAAAGGACCGCTTTTCGAAACGTGTCGGCTGCTGTTATTGTGCGCGATGGCGTGCACATCGCTGACGTGGCAATCAAGGACAACGATCGCGCTGACGCGTATCTCCGCATCGTCGGCATTGACGGTGCTAGAGGCTCTGCGACCGGTTACAACTACGACCGGCAAACGGCTGCGGTCGCAAATGCGGCAAAAAAAATTCGTGCCGGTTTACCGGAGAACGATAAATTTCCGTTATTCCCTCACACAACGGCTCTGTTGGACGCGTTAGAGATTGACGGTGGCAGGCACTGGTATGATTGCGTTGACGCTGCCGGGTTCAGGGTTTTTTGGGCAATTTGACGTTTTTATCTTGCGCCTCTCACGAGGGGCGCAATCAAAAGCGCCGAGGTGGCTTGCTTTAAACCGGAGAAAACAAAATGAAAACTATGTTGAATTGTGACATGCTGCGCGCCGTATCGTTGGCCGTATCTACGGAGGCAGCCCGATATTACCTGACCGGTGTATTTGTCGAGATCTCGACCGAGCACGCAACGATGGTGGCAACGAATGGTCATATCCTGCTCGGCGCACGCCACGAAATTGCTAATCCGGACATGTTAGCGGCTGCTATCATTATCCCGTTTGACGTTATTAAATCGTTTAAACCGTTGAAAAATCAGGTCGAGGTTGGGCTGGAAAAAATGGCAGGCACCCGCTGGATGCTGGGCAATACCATGTTTGAGCCTATCGACGGGACGTTTCCAAACTGGCGCCGAGTCGTGCCTGCGGATTGTTCGGAGTTGAGCGTTGAGAAATGCTGGTTTGCGTCGAAATATTTGGCAGTCATGGCCAAAGCGGCGGCAACGCTGGGCAAAACGAGCGGCGATGGATTCGCGATCTATCCTGCTGGGCAGAAGCCTGCGCTGGTATTGTTTGATAGTCCTGATGTGTTTGGCGTGGTCATGCCAGTGCGGCAAAACAGGGATGAGACCGGACGTGCGCCGAGCTGGGCAAAATTCACCGGCGAAACAAAATAACGAATTAACAGGAGATTAAAAAATGAAAAACACGCCAAAACATACGCGCGGGCCGTGGTCTCGCAATATCTCGCCGACGCGCAAACACGCAACCGTGTTTGCGGGCCGTAACACCCATATCGCGCAAATTTGCAGCGCTGGGCTGTCTGATTCCGAGATCGAGGCCAACTGTGACCTGATCGCGGCTGCACCTGATATGCGGGACGCGTTGGCGCGCGCTGCGCCGTGGCTGGGGCGGCTGATAGCAAACGGCGGACATCTGGGCTGCGCTGCGCCGGACGATGCCGTGGCAACGCTGCGCCTGATAGAGTCATTACTGCAAAAAACAGGGGGGTTAATATGCGACAACTATTTTTAGAGGCTGTAAAGAGCCGTAAAAGCGCGCGCAAAATTGCGCCATGGGCGGCTGTGACGGTGCGAGTTTATGGCGGGTTTATGGCATTTGAGTCCGCGCGGGATGCTGCAATCTGGGCGAGGCAACAGTGAGGGCGGCGCGATGGATTATCTATTGCCGCTCGCGCTGCTGCTGATCCCGATTGGGTTAATGGCGGCAACGATACAAGCGATACGAGATTCAAAATAATCAATTAGGAGGCCAAGGGCGGCAAGCTCTTGGCCTATTGCATACGTGCTAGCCTGTGACGGCTGTTGCCCGTTGGCGGGGCTGCTAGGTGGCAACAAGTCAATTTAAAAACGAGGAGTGGTAAAAATGAGATACGGTTACGCGCGAGTCTCGTCAACGGGGCAAAATCTGGATGAGCAAATAGCACAATTGACGGCTGCCGGTTGCGAGATAATCAGATCTGAAAAAATTAGCGGCACGTCGAGACAGGGCCGCGAGGAACTAAACACGCTGCTACAATTCCTACGGCCGGGTGATGAGCTCTGGATAACACGCATTGACCGACTGGCCCGGTCTATCCGTGATCTGGCCAATATTCTGGATGAGCTGAAAAAATCACGCGTCACGTTGCGAGCGACGCAACAGCCGATTGACGCGTCAACGCCTGCTGGTGTGGCGTTTCTCTCGATGCTGGGGGTTTTTGCGGAATTTGAAACAGCGCTGCGTTCCGAGCGGCAACGAGAGGGAATAGAGGCGGCAAAGCGCGCGGGCCGATATATCGGCAAAGGGCGGCCACCTGTCACAGATCTGGCTGCTATCGCCAAGTTGAGGGAGCGGGGGCTGGGCGCGACCGAGATCGCGGCAACGCTAGGGGTGAGCCGCAGCACGGTCTATCGGACGTCCTGAGCCTGCTGTCCGAGGCTCTGGGCGGTCGCTGGGCTGGGCGGTCGCTGGGCTGGGCGGTCGCTGGGCTGGGCGGTCGCTGTCCGAGGCTCTGGGCGGTCGCTGGGCTGGGCGGCCGCACCCGATTCCGTTATGCGTTTTTTGAAATCGGCCTTTTTAAAAACCCGCCAAGAAAAAGCCTCGGTGGGTTTTACTTTTCAAAACCCTTATAAGGCGATTTTCCAAAATTATTTCGGTTTCGCCTTTTGGTTTCCCCCAAGGGGACTTTTCGGAACCAAGGGGTCAAACCAAACCATCTTTTAAAAATTAAAAAGTTCGGGGGTTGGCCTACCCAAACAGGTTTTTAGGTCCTCGTTAAATACAACTTGTATAAAGCATTTTTATTTAATTCTTCACTCTAGTTTCCCACACTGCGTCACCGTTTGCGTCACCTTCATCCTTCTAGGGATGAAGGTGACGCGCAAAGGTGACGCAAAACTGTATGGGCCGGCTGCGTCACCTTTGCGTCACCTTTTTCGAGGTGACGCAAACCTCAATCAAACAATGACTTAGCTTGCGTCACCTTTGCGTCACCTGCTAAAATACGACTTGTATCATCGAGTTTTTCGTCATTTCTTACAAGTTGTATTTTTACATCTTGTCCACGCTCGTTTTCGTCGTTTTCTTCGTCGTTTTCGCCGTTTATTTTCACAGTTGACCGAACAAATTTACGCATTTTGCGGTGCTCGTTCATCTTCTGATACTCGGTCAATTTGCCTGTTTTGAGCCATTCTTTAATAAGCGTTTTGACCGCCTTCTCGTTCGACGAAATGGCCAAATCCATGTCAAAAGCGTCCGCAATCGGGTGCCCTGCCCAAAGCTCCCCGGCCTGCATATCCTTCTTCCAATCGCCGGTAGACAGAGCTGCCAGAGCGTCATGTTCTTTATCTTTGTCGTCTGTAGGCTTTGCGTCTTCGTAGAGCGCGCCGGGCACCACGTAGCACGACCCGAAGCTTTCTCCGTCCTCGTCGGTGCCCAAGTTTATCTTGCGCAGCTCGAACGGCCCGATTGGCCCTTCCTCGCCTACGCGGTTTTTCGACAGGGACAGATAGTGGTTCGATGTCTCCCCCGTCACCTGATTGCGGTCGCACGTAACGGACAACACGGCGTCACAGCCTGCGCGCCACCCACTCGCCCCCCGCAGCCCTGTCTCGGCGCCCTTGCCGTAGTGATGCACCGGAACCTGCACACAACCGACTGCAGCACCGACGTGGTTCATCATGCGAATGATCTTGGACGCTTCCGAATTATCGTTCTCGTCGCTCAGAGAAAACGTCGCCGCGAGCGTGTCGTAAACAACCATGCCCAGCCGGACGCCGTAACGTTCCTGAAAGAGAGAGGCCACCGCCTTAAGCCTCGGAATCAGCTTGGCGACCTCGGCAGCGTCCGCCAAATTCGGAACGGCACCCAACCACGCAATCGGAAGCGAAGCCTCGTCTAGCCCCTTTGAAATGCGAATGGCGCGCAATCGCGTCTTGAGCGTAGCCGCGCCTTCACCCGCCAGAATAATGACCCCGACCTTTTCCTTTATCTTCTTGCTGAAAAAATCAACACCGCTGGCCAGACTGACTGCCAGATCGCAAACAAGAAATGTTTTGCCCGCGCCGCTCTGCCCGCCGATGAAGCAAACCCCTTCAAAGGGTATGAGCCCTTTGACAAGAGCAGGAGGAAGCGAGACGG